TCTCGCGTAGTCACCAGTGAATGTTTCTCCGGAGTCACGTGTATAACTACCGGTAAAGGTATCTACTTGATCACGAGTATAGTTACCGGTATAGACATCGGTTTGATCACGTTCATAGTTGCCAGTATAACCCTCTGATTGAATACGAGTATAGTTACCAGTAAACTGAGTTCCGTCAACACGAGTATAGTTACCCGTATAGTTCTCGCCAGGCGCACCAGTATAGTTCCCTGAGTAGTTTTCTACGGGTGCACCAGTATATTCACCAGTATAGTTCTCGGCAGGAGAACCAGTATAATCACCAGTGTACGTTTCTAGTGCGTCCGCAGTGTAGTTACCAACATAATTCTCTGCTTGGGTGCGTGAATAACTACCTACATAATTCTCTGCTTGAATACGTACATAGTTACCTACATAATTCTCTGCTTGAGTTCTCTGGTAGTTACCAACATAGTTTTCAACCTGAGTTCTCTCGTAGTCACCAGTGAACCCCTGTTCTTGGGTTCGTTCGTAGTTACCCGCATAATTCTCTGCTTGAATACGTGTGTAGTTACCAGTATAGGTTTGAATCTGTGTACGGGCATAACTACCAGTGTAACTCTCTGAAACGACACCTACATAGTTACCACCGTAAGCAGCCGCGTCATCACGTTCGTACGATCCTGTATAACTTTCTTGAACCGCGCCTTCGTACTGACCAGCAAACTGAACAGAAACAGTACCTGCATAGTTACCAACATACGTTTCGTCCACCGCACCAGTATAGTCTCCGGTGAAGTTTTCTGCAACAACTCCCTGATAGGTACCAGTATAAGGTGTTACTTGAGTACGTGCATATGAACCAACATAGTTTTCTGCGGGTGCACCTGTGTAGTCACCCGTGTAGGATTCTACTTGTTCCCGTGTATAGTTACCAGCGTATGTCTCTTGTGAAGCACGTACATAATTACCCGTGTAGGATTGATTCTCAGTACGGTCGTAACTACCAGTGTAACCCTCTTCTTGAGTACGTGTGTAGTTACCGGTATAAGTCTCTTGTGCAGCGCGGTCATAGTTTCCGGTGTATGTTTCACTAATAACACCCACATAAGATCCAGTATATCCTTGTTGTGCATCACGGACATAACTACCTACATAGTTCTCGGCAGGAGAACCCGCATAATCGCCAGTGTAAGTGTCTACCTGATCACGTGCATAGTTACCCGTGTATGTTTCTTGTACTCCACCGGCATAGTTACCGCCGTACGTATCGACTTGATCACGTGTATAGTTACCGGTATAGGTCTCTGCTGCAATACGTGTATAGTTACCAGCATAGTTCTCTGCGGGAGCACCTGCATAGTTGCCTGCATAGGTATCAATTTGTGTACGTGAATAGGAACCAACATAGTTTTCTGCGGGTGCACCTGTGTAGTTACCTGTATATGGTTGTATTTGAACACGTGCATAATTACCGGTGTATGTTTCTTGTGCAGAACGAGCGTAACTACCGGTATAAGATTGTTGTGCATCACGGACATATGACCCTACGTATGGTTGTAGTTGTGTACGTGCATATGATCCTACATAGTTCTCTGCGGGAGCACCAGTGTAGTTACCTGTATAGTTCTCGCCAGGATTACCTGCATAGTCACCAGAGTATGTTTCAAGAGGAACACCAACGTAGTTACCGGTGTATGCCTGTTGTGCAGAACGAGAGTAACTACCTACATAGTTTTCTGCTTGAGCACGTGCATAGTTACCGGTATAAGTCTCTTGGACTGCACCACCGTAAGAACCGACATAATTCTCTAGTTGTGTACGTCCATAGTTACCTGCATAAGTTTCTTGTACATCACCTTGATAGTTACCCGTGTACGCAGCAGCTTGGTCTCTTGCATAGTTACCGGTATAGGTTTCTTGAACCGCACCTTGATACGTTCCTGTATATCCTTGTTGTGAATCACGTACGTAGTCACCGATGAAAGGTGTTGCTTGAATACGTTGGTAACCACCAGCATAAGTGCCTTGATAGGCACCTTGATAGTTACCTACGTAGGTTGCACCACCACTGTTGTAAGTTGTCTCGGTACCTGAAACGAAATTGTCGACGTAAGTACCACCACCACCAACGTAAGTAGCACCAAACGATACATTGGTCGCGGTCAAATAATAAGAAACAAAACCACTAGCGAAACCCACAAAACTACCACGAGTGAAGCTTTGTCCATTAATCGTTGTGGATGTAGTCGAGAAAGTACCAGTTGTAGTACCCCAAAGACCATTTGGCCAATAGATAAAGATGTTGTTAGACCCACCCGCTGTCGACACCTTCCACTCGTGTTGAAAAGCTGTATACTGTGGCCCATCGTTGCTCACATAATTAGCCGCATTATAGGGTTGTGCAGCACCGACGAAGTTTCCGGTGTATGTTACAGCGGGGCCAACGTAAGTGTTTGTGCCAGTTTCTCCACCAATATAACTACCGGTATAGTTTACATTACTTGTCCCCAAGTAAATCTCTGGTTCGCCTGGCCCACCGGGCAGATCCCCTTCAAAAACACCTGAAGTGAGACCAGCATAAGTGCCTTGATAGTTAGTACCACCACTACCTCCACTTTCATATCCGCCAGCACCCACAAAACCACCTGCGGGGGTGCTATTTCCGACAGCAACATAACTACCTACGTAAGATCCGGTGAAGAGTTCTGACGCAGTACCACCATAATCTCCGGTGTATGCTTCACCCGAAACACCCTGATAGGTACCAGTATATCCTTGTTGTGCATCACGGACATAACTACCTACATAGTTTTCTGCGGGTGCACCAGTGTAGTTACCGGTATATGTTGTTCCTTGAACACGAGTATAGGAACCAACATAGTTTTCTACGGGTGCACCAGCGTAGTTACCGGTATAGGTTTCTTGTGCAGAACGTGAATATGATCCCACATAGTTCTCAGCGGGAGCACCAGTGTAGTTACCTGTATAGGTCTCTTGAACTGCACCACCGTAAGAACCAGTATATGGTTGTAGTTGATCACGTGCATAGTCACCGGTAAATGGTGTCACTTGAGTACGTGCATAGTTACCCGTGTAAACATTGGTTTGATCACGTTGGTAGTTACCGGTATAGGTTTCTTGAACTCCACCGGCATAGTTACCGCTGTATGTCTCTTGAACCGCACCTTGATATGTACCAGTGTAGGTTTCTTGGACTGAACCACCGTAAGAACCGACATAGTTCTCGCCTGGATTACCCGCATAGTCACCAGAATAAACATTGGTTTGATCACGTTGGTAGTTACCTGAATAAGTTTCTTGTACATCACCTGCATAATCACCGGTAAATGGTGTCACTTGAGTACGTGCATAGTTACCTGCATAGTTCTCAGCAGGCGCACCAGTATAGTTACCTACATAGTTCTCTGCGGGAGCACCAGTATAGTTACCTGTGTATGGTGTTACTTGATCACGTGCGTATGATCCTACGTAGTTTTCAGCAGGCGCGCCAGTATAGTTACCTGTGTATGATTGTAGTTGAACACGTGCATAGTTACCGGTGTAAGTCTCTTGGACTGCGCCTTGGTATGTACCGGTATATCCTTGTTGTGCAGCACGATCATAACCACCGACGTAGTTTTCTGCAATTACACCTGTATAAGAACCTACATAGTTCTCGCCAGGCGCACCAGTATATGGGCCAGTATAACCTTCTTGTACTGCACCAGCATAACTACCGGTATAAGGTTCGGTAATCACACCTTCATAAGTGCCTGTGTAAGGTTCTGCGGGGGCTCCGGTATAGTTGCCAGCAAATGTGTTTGTTTGAACACGGGTATAGTTACCGGTATAGGTTTCTTGAACTCCACCTGCATAGTCACCGCTGTATGTCTCTTGTGCATCACGCGTATAGTTACCGGTGAATTGATTTGTAGTGTAAACAGCGTCTTCAAGAGAAGACTGCCAACCCAATAAGGTTTCTTCGTCGTCACTCTGATCGTTGACAGCAAGATAGAAATTGGTTGTACCTTCAAACTTCCACAAAGTATTCGAGTTAAAGTTAGTGGTGTTACCTGCGACAGTGCTACCGGTTGTGTTGAATCCGTTGTTACCAGTACGCAATATATAAGTAGGACTGTCCGCAGAACCAGAACTGAAGTGTGTCACGTGTTCTGTCCAAGCAGAACCATTCCAACTTGAAATCCTAACATAACCAGTAGATGGCATTACAATCACATAATCACGAAGTGCTTGACCCCATGAGTATGTGTTAGACATAAATCTTTCTGGTAAACCCCAACAGTTATTACCACCAGCCCCATCACCAATCTCAGTGTGTGACATACGAGAAGAGTCGTGAAACGAAACCTGATTACCGTTGTCTATTCCACTCGCAGCAGTATTTGATCTACTACCAGCAGTGTACGCACGACGATGATAAATCCTTTCACCAACATTAGAAGTAGGTGGTACCATCGATAAATCAATACTACCCGTACCTTCAGAAGTAGCAATAATAGGTCTGTTTGAGTGAAAGTTAAAGAATCCGGTCGTACTACTCATTGTGTGTGAAGTAACAGTGTTAGTACCGCCAGGCAATTCAACTACACTATCCCAAGTACCATAACTAATCATGTCCGCTACAGAGGGACAACTAGGATTAGTAGTGTCGTCAAGACGAGGTTCCCAGAACTGTTGATTAGTAGTGGTGTCCGTCGAGTAGTACAAGAAAGCACGGTGGTAAGTTTTTACTGTTCCTGTTGGCCATAAGTAATCTTGTTCAATGGTATCAACTTTTGTACCAGACGTGTTGTAGATACCAGATTCAGTATCTACCGCACCGGTGCCAGATCCTTCGGGCCATACGTGACCAACAACAAGGAACCACTCAGTTGAAGACCCACCCCATTCGTTGTAGTTGCCGTTGACTTCAAAGTACGGGTTTGTAGTTGTAGATCCAGCCACTCTTCGTGGCATGGCAAGGACAGTACCACCACTATTGAATGCACGGGTACCCAAGTAAAAGTGACCATTACCCTTCACTTTACGTCTTACCCATGTAGAAAAACGATACTTTTTAGTTGAATCAATCGATACTTGAGAAGCGTTCCAACCACCGTCTGCGTTTGAGTCTGCGTCTTGGTTAGATACATCCCAGACAATATCCTGACCTTTCGGAGAGTCATCAATGATACGACTGTTACCGTCACCGTTCTGAGCAAAACCTGGCAGAGCTCCTGCACCAAGTGAGTGCCACTTCTCAAACTCCATTAATAGGTTGGATTGGTCATCGTATCCACGACCATTCGCATTGCCAGGATTGAAGATCTTTACACGAGCTTCATGTTTAGAATAGAAGTGGAGAGTGCCGGGTTCATATCTATTCATATAACCCTGAAAGTCTTCGCCCGCTAATGATTCGGGTACAACTGCTTGACCGTAATTCTGAACGAATATATGAATAGGATAATCTGGCCCATTTGAAACAATCTTGTCGCCTTGGTTGGCAGTAAAGGTTCCATTGACTGGGCCACTAGTGGTCGAAACTTCTGTGACGACAGTGCCACCAGAGGTTATTCTTTGTATTACTGTCCCAGTATATAATGCAGAATAGGTGATCGTACTCGAACCTGACTTCATTACATGCCAAGATGAACCACCGTGGTGTCTTATTGAGAGCTGACTCCCTGTAATGTTCCCAATATATGATCCACCGGCTTGGATGTATGATGCACCCCCAACACGAGTGTAGGAAGAAACATATTCTTCTAACTCATCTCGAGCGAAATCTCCAGTATATGCTTCGTTAGTTGTACGTGTGTAAGAACCCGTGTACGTTTCTTGTACTTCGCCTACATAGTTACCCGTAAATGGTGTTACTTGAGAACGTTCATAACCACCAGTATAGGTCTCTTGTACTGCACCCGCATAATCACCACTGTAACTTTCAGTGACCTGACCTTCATAATTTCCGGTGTAGTTTTCTGTTACCTGTCCAGTATAAGGGCCAGTATAACTCTCTGTGGGTACACCGGTATAATTTCCCGAATATGGTTCTGCTGCACCACCAGTGTAGTCACCGGTATAAGTTTCTGCTGCACCGCCTTCATAATTACCGGTATAAGTCTCTTGTACTGCACCTGCATAGTTACCAGTGTATGTTTCACTTGCATCACGAGTGTAGTTACCAGTGTAGGCATCAGTTTGAACACGTGTGTAGTTACCAGTGTAAGTGTCTGCTTGAATACGTGTGTAGTTACCACTATACGTTTCTACTTGAATACGTTGATAGTTACCGGTGTAGGTTTCTAACGCACCACCTTCATAATCACCGGTGTATGTTTCTGCAACCGCACCTGTATATTCACCAGTGTAGTTCTCTGCGGGAGCACCAGTGTAGTTACCAGTGTAATTCTCTGCGGGGGATCCGGTATAGTTACCTGTGTAGTTCTCACCAACAACACCTTGATACCCACCAGTATAAGGTTCAACAGGAATACCGGTATAATCGCCAGAGTAGTTCTCACCAGGCGCACCAGTATAGTTTCCTGTGAAAGGAGTAGCAGGAGCACCTGTATAATCACCAGTGTAAGTTTCAATAATATCACCAGCATATCCACCAGTGTAAGGTTCGGTAGGAACGCCAGTATAGTTACCAGTATAGGTTTCTAGCGTAGTACCAGCATATTGACCCTGATAGTTCTCTACGGGTGCACCAGTATAATCACCAGTATATTCTTCTATTGCAACACCCGTGTAGTTACCTACGTAGGTACCCACATAACCCACGTTATAGTTACCAGTGTAGGTCTGTAAAACTTCACCTATGTAATCACCGGTGTATGGTTCTATTTCAGTCCGATCATAGTTTCCGGTATACCCTTCTTCTATTGAACCTGTATAGTTACCGGTGTATGGATCGGTCTGATCACGTTCATAGTCACCAGTATAAGTTTCTGCGGGAGCACCTGTATAATTGCCAGAGTAAGAATCTGCTTGAGTACGTGTATAGGAACCAGTATAGTTTTCAACTACATCGCCACCGTAATCACCAGTAAAATTAGTTGGATCTGCTCTTTCATAGTCACCTGAGTAAGGTTCTGCGGGAGCACCAGTATAATCACCGGAGTAATTCTCGCCAGGCGCACCTGTGTAATCACCAGAGAACGTAGTGCCGTCATCTCGCACATAGTTACCTGTGTATACGTCTACCTGCACACGTTCGTAGTCACCCGTAAATCCGTCTGTTTGTACACGTTCATAGTTACCAGTGTATACGTCTACTTGGTTTCTTTCGTAGTCCCCAGTATATGTGGTTTCGGTGGTACGACCATATTCGCCGGTGTATGTGTCTACTTGGGTTCTTTCGTAATTACCGGCATAGTTCTCAACGTCTGTACGTTCGTAGTTACCCGAGTAGTCGACAAGAGTAACACGAGTATAATCTCCAGTGTAAGTCTCTAGTGCTTCACCACCATAATCGCCAGTGTAACCCTCTGCAACTTCACCGGTATATTCACCGGTATAAGGTTCAATGATGATACCTTCGTAAGGGCCAGTATAGTTTTCTGCGATCGCACCAGTATATTCACCGATGTACGGTTCTTCTATTTCACCAGTATATTGTGCAGTATAATTTTCTGAGATCTCACCAGTATAGTTGCCGGTATAGGTTTCATCAATAATACCTTCATAATCACCGGTGTAGTCTTCTGCAATTTGAGACTCATACTCACCGGTGTAGTCTTCTGCAATCTCACCAGTATAATCTCCAGTGTAGTCTTCGAGTGCCTCACCTGTGTAATCTCCAGAGTAGTCTTCGAGTGCCTCACCAGTGTATAGAGAACTATATGTTTCAGAAACACCACCAGAATAGATACCAGTGTATTGTTCTGTAGGAATACCGGTATAGTTACCCGAGAAAGTGCGTTGATTCAATCCAATATAAGATCCAATATATTCTTCAGGCACTTCACCAGTATAATCACCGGAGTATGTTTCTAAAATAGTACCACCGTATTCACCAGTGTAGGGTTCTAGAACATCACCCTCATATGCACCAGCAAATAAAGTTGAGTCAGCTCTCTCATAATCACCGGTGTAACTAGTCTCGTCTATACGACCATATTCGCCTGTAAATGTGTCAGGATCTGCACGTTCGTAATCACCCGTGTAAGTGTCTACTTGGGTTCTCTCGTAATTGCCACTATAAATCTCGATGATTTCTGAAGTATATTCACCGGTGTAGTTCTCTGGGATCTCACGAACGTATTGACCTTCATAGATCTCATCGTCTTCTCTCTCGTAATCTCCGGTGTAGTCTTCTTGTATATCACCTGAATACAATCCAGTGTAACTGTCTTCTTGAGTTCTCTCGTAATCTCCGGTGTACTGTTCTTCTATCGCAGAGTTATAGTTACCAGTGTAGACTTCAGGATCTGCACGTTCGTAATCGCCAGTATAAACCACAGGCGTTTCACGGGTATAGTCTCCGGTATAAGTCTCTGTGATATCACCTTCGTAATCACCAGTGTACAACTCTTCGTCAACACGTCCATACTCACCGGTGTAAGTCTCTGAGATCTGACGTACGTATTCACCGGTATACAACTCAACGATCGTACCAGTGTAATCACCTGTGTAAGTTTCTTGAGTGTCACCTGCATACTCACCTGTAAAGGTTGTGACATCTGTTCTTTCGTAATCACCAGTATAGTTACCGGTGTAATCTCTAACGAAATCAGTCAAATAGTTTGTAACAAAATCTTCACTGTATGAAGTTTCGTATAGAAGTGCTTCGTACTCTCCAGTATACTGTGAGGTGTATATTGACTGGTAGTCACCAGTAAAGATGGCTTCGTAGTCGGAGATGTATTCTTGGTCTGCATAGTTTGCAAGAAAGGTAGAACTAAAATCACCTTCATATTCACCTGTATAGTCAGACCCGTAGTTACCTGTATATTCTTCTTCAACATAGATTGAAGAGTAGTTTTCACTTACATCTGTACCAGTATATACGTTGGAAAACTGTTCTGTTACATCTGCACCCGTATAATCACCAGTATAACCTAGTGTAAAGTTACCCGAATAGACATTGTCGACGTATGTCTTTTCAAAGTTACCGGAGTAATTCTTTGCAAAATCGCTCTCATACGCACCGGTATAACCTTCTGCATAGTCACCAGTGTATAAAGAGATAAACGAACCTATGTAATTACCGACGAACTCAGATGAATAGTTCTGTTCGTAGTTACCAACGAAAGTGGTATTGTAATCTGGGGTGTAAGAACCAGTATAATTTGTATCAAATGGTGCCTGACCAGTATAGCCGGGATCATCAATGAATGTTCTTCTAGTGTCAAGTGCCGTGCCACGTGCTGCCCATGTACCAAGCGAAGTTGGTGTACCCTGAGATGATGACCTTAGTTGATACTGACCAATACCAGTAGTCATGATCAACTGTTTTACACGTTCACCAAAGGTATACTGTATCTCGGGGTCTGACATTTGTTTCAAACCAGCAAAGACACCGTTATAACGGAAGATGGACATCGGTTTTCGATCAGCGGGAATAGGGGTACTTGAACCCTTCATCCATATATGATAATAGTTATTGGTACCGTCACCTCTCGTATCGGTGAACATGTTTTCAATAAACTTAAAATAACCAGATCCAGGCGAACCATCTGATAGACGGAAGGTGCCAGGAAGTTCGTTGTTTACAATCTTACGGGCAAACTTAGTACAAAGAATATCCAACTCTGCGTCGGACATTTCTTTTAGACCCTGTGGTTGAGTCTGCCAGTATATTGGGTTTCTTTTTAAAACACCAGTAGGAAGATCCGCAGCAGGACTCTGGAACAAATCTGTTTCAGTTTCCACACTACTAGGCGGACGTGTCTCTTGTACTTCAATAGTGGGTAGTGTTACCGCTAGATCTGCCGCATTAGTTGAGTTGTTTTGGTCAACCGTGTTTGATTGCACAGAGATGTTGATAGACCCAGTCGAAGTCAACGTGTAACGATAGATTCCTCGATACTCACCACTAAGTGTGGGATCTACAAAGTCTTGCCATGTAATAGAACCATCACCCGCAATAACAGTTGGGGCAGGAGTTCCATTAATAGTCTCGGTGAATGTTGCGCTACCCGCAGTGGTCGCGTTAACAGAAATAGTTTCGAACCCGCCACCATTGACTTCAGTTGCGTTCAGTACAATGTTGAGTTCTAATGTGTCACCAATATAAACGGTTTGAGGTAAACCACCACCCGAAGAAGTGATAGTATGCACACCGTTAGTGACATTGGAAGTCGATACAACCTGAAACTCTGTAGAAAGAACCAGAGGGTCGTCGTTGGATGTTTCATCAAAGAAGGTGTTATTGAATGTACCTACTAACTCACTACCTTGATCGTATCTAGACAATGCAGACGTGTCAGAAGAATCCATACCCGCAAGGTGAAGTCCCGCCTGATAGGCGATTGAGTCTTCATCTGCAAGAGTAAACTCTTGAAGTTCACCACCAGATAAACTTTTTAGGGGTCTGTATGACATTAAATTGTAATTCCCACTGCAACTCTAGTTTTAATAATACTATTTATGCATATTAGAAATTAACAATTCCAAAGAACGCTTGATTTCTGATATATCTTTTTCTAGATTATCAAGACGATTTCTTTGTGTCATCTCTTGTAGTTCCTTTTCTCGGCGGATCTTTTGTTTTTGTTTAGCTGACCGAATACCAGCACGATTGGTGTTAATAATCGTGTTGGATTCGGTATCTCGAACTAAGTGTGGGTAACCTTCCACAGGCACATAATTATCTATACCCACGGATTAATGCGCTAAAAACGATATCGCAAGGTTTTTAATTGCGGGGGCAATACTACCTGCTTTCATAACCCATTTAGTTTGCGCTTGATTGAATGGTTTCAATGTACCATTCTGACCACCCGCAAGATACTCTGCACGGTTATAGTTACCGTCATTTCTCCGTGGAAGAGGTTCTCTCGGTTCTTGAAGTATCCAAGGTTGGAGAGTAATATCTTCGTCCGCTTGTGCAGTTCTATAGTAGAAGTCTACGTCTGAACTGTCAGGTAACCAACAATCGCCACGTGCATCAATACCAACAGCAGGTTCCGGCAACACAACTACTTTAGTAATGTGCTTCGATGCAGTAGTACCACCAGTAGGTGCAGTCTCTGAGACTGGATATAGGTGAGGTGTTATTGAAGGATCATCTATACAGTAACCCGCAGCAACCAAAGAAGATCTCTGTAGGTCGATGATCGGTGAAACATAATCATCTCCAGACTTGAAATCAACCTTAAAGTATGCAGATCTCACACCCGCACCTAGGTTTAAAGTTTCGGATGCAGCATTATAGATTGTTTTCGGAGAATCAAAAGTAGTATTTTCTTCAGGGGTGATACGTGCATATTGTGCATCTTGCACGAATCGAGTTTCTCCACCACTAATGTTTGATCCAGAAGTAAACTTCGCGGATGTATCAATTGAGGTAGATCGTGGTATTGCATTCTCTAATATAAGATTTGCGGTCGTAAAGACAACGTTACCTTGAGACCGAATCTTATCTCCACCACCGAACCCAGAGAACGTTGCACTGTCAACATCAATGGTATAACCATGTACATCAACTTCTTGTACTGTGTGGTTACCATTAAAGTCTGCCGCAGTGTTACCGAAGAATCCTTCCGCACTGTCTAGGTTTGCAATATCTCCTACTCGCAGACCGTGACACATATGTTTAACAAATACACGATTAGACAATGCAGTAGTTAAGATTGGATTGTCCTCTAACTCACGAGGAGCAAGATCTTCGTTGTTCAAGATCAAAGAACCACCACCTTGGTTAAACTTCGCACGGTACAGACGATACATGAGGTCTTGATTCTTAGTCTCCAACCAGTTAGTACCGTTCTGTGGTAGGAACAGAGTGCCAGGAATTGGTTGTGTAGTTACACGTTTGACCGAAGAACCTAACACAGGATTACCTGCGGTTGCACTGAACAACTCATATTCAGTTGACTGTGATGATACTACAATCGCATATCTCTTCCAAGGTTGTAGATGAATTGGTTCATCAAACTCAAAAGTTGTAGGTCTAGACTGTACAGTAGAGAGAATAGGTGTAGTACCAATCGCATCAACATCGCCGGGATTCTTAAATACATGAGAATCTGGCACGATAATGTTTTGAGAAGGTTTACCATTCTCTACTGGACGTATGTGTATGGACACGGGAAGGTTACCCGTATCTTTCGAACGGAAGTATAACTGAAGTTTGGTCAATACCAATCCATATGGGTTGTCGACATAAAACGTCTGTGACAATGGATTTTCAGGTGGTGCAATAGGATTAACTTCAGTAGACGCTTGGTGATTGAGATCCACACCAATGTAGTCTGACAAAACTGTAGACATTGTGTTTTTGTTGTCAATGTTACGCAGTTCTGTTGTAGTTAATGGAATCTGATTGGTACCGAATCGACCAGATACTTTAGGTTCTGTTATCAAAACATTACCCGCAGATACCGCGTCCAGTCTTTCCTTCTGTTCTTTAGTAAGGCGAGTCTGTGCCCTCTTACTCAACCATGAATAAGGATGTGGGGAATCTGGATAACGGAGATACTTCCAAATATTCAAAGAGTGTATCGCGATACCCATTGCTGCATAGTAACAGAATGCTTTAGACCCTGCTTCACCCCAATCGGGTTTGTCAATGTCTAGCAACATGAACTCTCTTACACCTGCACGGAATCTACGTTGAGTGAAGTACTTGGCACCGGCTTTCTTACCCCACTTCTTAATTGCCTTTTCGCGAACTGCACGGACAGAAGGTATGAAGTAGGAACCAATGATCTCACCGTTTGCATCAGAGATTAAATCAGAAGATCCCTGTGGGTGAGCAGCAATGTTCCATCCATAACGGTTACCCCAACCATCGGTACGATCAGACCAACGAACAAACGTCGACTCTTCACGACACCACTCGGATACTTTCATACCATCAAAGAATGGAGTGAATCTAGTATTGGGTTTCAATCCCTTCGCGTGGAAGAAGACCTTACGTGAACGTATGAATGGAATGAGTGCAAGATCGACAGTCCTACCAGCGTATCGTTTGCGAATTGCAGCGGACTTAATCGATCGAGTTATAAGACCGACACGACCCTGCCAGTTCCACTGCCAAGAGTTCCATAAAAACGCTTGATTGGTGGATAAGTTTTCAGAACCTTCAATTGCACGGTTTGCATTTGTCTGAGTATCTTTCCATTCGTCAGAAGACGGTGACATCTTGAGAGTACCGGTATTCTGTACATGTCCAAACGGGTTGACTTTAATATGATCAGATGCAAGTGACTGGAATGCCCACTCTGCGCTATCATGGTTCAAGTATATGTTGTCACCTATTTTAGTGACACCCGTAGACAATGAATTGTTGAACATAAGTCTTATGTTCTCTTCTGCCGCTTTAGGGTAAATAATCTGGGCATCTGGATCTAGTGACGCAGAATAATCTACGTTCTCAGTGTCTGACGTATCGTGATCTGATTGATCGTCTGATTGATTACCAATCGCGAGTCTTTCTTCTCCCGCACTATCCAAAGAAGGACTTAAAAGGTTACGTAACTCTAGTATAGATAAAGCTGTAGATTCTGATAATGCATCAACCTTATCCTCAAGGTTAGATATATCCTTCATAGTATAATGTCTATGTTCTACTGGATCGAAAGATAGATCCTGACCATTTAACGTATTAGGATTCATTTTTATCTTGTACAACTCTAACGCATTTTCTGGCGTAGGTTTGAACTGTGGATCTGCTGCTTGGTTACCCATCAACAACTGCAACTCACCTTCTTGAGTCAACAATAACTTATCTGCACGGGGCAGGTAGTAACTAATGTCTGCGGTAACATTGTCACCGTTCTTAGGAAGGAAATTGATATTGGCAAACGTACCATTGTCATTATCAGAACGGAAGTCCAAGTAATTAAATAGATTTACTTCATTACCAGTCTGATTTACGTGAGTAGGTATATCCCTATAGTTTATCGTGTTGTAAGATGACGCGGCAAAGAAGTCACCATCGTTGTTGTGGCGCAATCTCTTATAGTTAACATACAAGTTGTTGGGTGCACTGTCTTCCCCATTGTGGATCAGACGTGCACGTTGATAGAAGTTGTCTCTCTGACCATCGTCCAAAATAAAACTATTGAACATGTCAAGACCAGAAGAGAAAGTTGCTCTCACAGAGTCTAGTTCTGTCACATCAACATGATCAAACTCGTAGTAACAGTATGCAACGTCGTTATATACGTCAAATCCTGTCTGTTTGGTCAACGTGTCAGTGATACCAGTCAATTCAGTCTTGGTACGTACTGCACCAGTTTTCTGGACATAGTACAACACTTCAAGAACAACACCGTCAGCAACGTCTGAGAGAGTTATCTCACCATTAGATGCATTGACTGTGTGTGGAATAAAACCACGAGTAGTAGACGCAACAACCCAATTACTGGTGTCAACAAAAGATTCGCCTGCACCCAATACAGAAGAGATGTCAATCTTACTTGACGCAACTGTCTTACTTCCAACATGTCGTTGCACTTTCAAAACGATATCAGATATTGATTGGAGTCTATTCTGAGTCAAAGGCATCAACAAGGAGTTGTCTTGTGTGTTGAACAACTTCACATCACTGTCTGTTCCCGCACCATTGACCGCAGTGGATAACTTGTATAAGTTAGTTGTGGAAGTACCAATTGACTTGATATCAGTAAGGTCTTTATCTGAGTCGACATTGATATCAAAGACATAAATCTTGTGCGTTCCGTTGTTAGGAAGAGTAGATCCTTTTTCTACCGCACGTATTCTTGCAGTACCGATAGTATTACTACTTGGATCTGTCAGTGACGTGCTTAGATTGACTGTCGCCATATCCAGATTAGGTAGACCTCGACCAGAATCTGCAACAAAATAGTTACCGTATTCAATAGGAACAATGTCGTTGTTGCGGTTGTCTGTAGTCTGAGGACGTGGGACTTTTAATTTAACGGGTGATGGAGTATCTACTCGATAACCATTGACATATGCACTACCGGTCGATACAATCAATTCCAAAGAGGAATCACCTGCAACCTCATCTTCGAAGTGAATCGTGTATGGGTTGACAATATAGTCACCCGACTCTTCTTCGGTACGTAGTGCAATGAGTTCGTTAATCTTGTTGTATGCATCACCCTCATCGACTTCCTCAACAATTTTTGAGTTCTCGACATTGGCAAGAAATACGAAAGTTTCGTCGCTTGCGATAGTTGAATGATCACATAGAATCAATCTTATTCTATATCGATCTGCGCCGGGTGATGCAGTATTAACAGCACCACCATTGTTATCATACAAGGACGCATCATCTGATACAGATATAACTTCTTGAACAACCTTAAATCCAATCGCCCCAGTAAAGGATTGGGTGTATGGACTTATAATGAGGTTTTGTGTAGTTGCTTTTACAAATCGACCTAGTACAAAGAAGTCACCTGTTGCAACGTCAAACCGTACGCCACGACCAGATGCATTAGGAGTCTCAGTTACTAACTCGTAACCAGAACCGGACTGATCAAACAGAGTAACTTTGTCACCGAAACGATCAGGTAGACCGGCAACAACAGATTGATCAGTATTGATGTATTGGACATATAAAGTATCATATGTGAAACCCAAACCTGTGTTTCGTGGTTGTACTTCAAGTACTCTGGCTTCAAGACCAGTAACGTCATCTCTGAAAACCGTACCGACAGGAATGTTTGCAAATGCAGAACCTGCATTAGTAGATGCGATCTTGACAAACTCGTGAGCTGCGTTGATTGCCATTCCACCAGAACTAACCGCTGCACCTTCTTTAAAGATGTTACGTCCAAAACGACCCATCTCTTGATAGATCAGACTTTGAAGTTGAGTTAACTCTCGTGCTTGAAGTGCCCTACCACTGTTAAATAGTATTTGATGAAATCCCTTATCTTGATCGAGATCGTCATCATAAGAACCACTTAACGTCGCAGATGTAAATGTAGTTGCCATTTTTGTCCCTTTACTTTGTTCCCAAATCAATTACGATTCGGAAATCTTCGGTTTGTGTGCCTGATCGTAGTATAGCGTTGTTGAGGTTATTTATGTACATTAAATCACCCGAATATCTGTCGAAATCTGGTTCAACAATTGCATCAATGAACTTTGTTTTTGAAGTATTCACTGTAGTGATTGTTGTGTTAATTTCGAACTCTCCAAACCCCGTAGAGTCATTCTGTATAAAATACAGTCTGTTGTTTGAGTTGTCGTGCCAAAAAGTCTTACCCTTAGCACCTGCTCCGCTCGAACTAACGAAGATCTCATCTGCATCAAAAATGTCGCTGCCAGAACTAACTGTGAATGAGTGCATCGCAGTTCCTACGTTGCTAGTGTACTTTGCAGTTGAATCCAGTTGCGTTATATTACTTAACAGAACGACCTGTTTAAAATCATTTGCGGGGTCTGCGAGAGGTAAAGTAGAACCCTCATCGTTCTGAATAGTGTTCTGTAACATGATCTTACCTGCACACAGAGACGACACCGGATCTTTATTGATACCACCTTGTGGTGCAATGATTGGTCTGAATACTGCACTGCCCGATCTTGTAAAGTCGGATGGAACAATCTTCGCATAGTCATAACCACTACCGTGGAGCAGATTGCTGAACTTGTCCGAATCTAATTCAATTTTAACAACCTTACCGTCATCAATGGTTGCGGAGAATGCTGCACCGGTACCATTACCTTCAATATCTACCCGTGGAACAAATTGATAACCTGACCCACCGTCTACGATTGCAACACCAAGAAGTTCTCCTTTGATGGCGTTAGTCTGTAGAGATTTCTGTTCGATAGTTTCTGCAATACTAGCCGTACCCTTAATAACAGAGACAGGCATGAACTCAGATGTTTTAAAATTGTTTACAGCACCACCAGACATCCTGTACAAATATCTCCAAAGATACCCGTCACCGGTAGGGAATGTATTCTGTATTCCGTTATATGCAGTTGCAATTTCGACAGTAGGTTCTACCGTTGATCCAGTCGCAACACCTGCACTATTCTTTCCTTGTTCTATGACCATAAAAACTTCACTATTACTATTGGCAACATAGAAGTTAGAACGATTTGTGTCGTTATTATCGTACTGATTGTAAGAAGTACCCGAAATCCAGTCGTTTGTTTCCACAACAAAACTGTTTGCAGAAATTGATTTGACAAAATGCATTTCATTTCTTGTCATCATTTGATCATGTAATCCCGCAGACGAAGAATCACTACTGGATAAACCAATGTAATATCGATCACTGTCACCGTCCAAACTATTTTTGAACTGGTTGATCATTACCTTTCTGCCGTCGGATGTTATTGAACTGGTCGTCATGTAACTTACACTCTATTGTTTGTTTATCTATTTATAATGAATCTGTCAAGATAGCATTCGCAAATGATGATGCAGCATCATATCTTAGAATGTTATTTCGCAGTGGCGTTATTGTAGCTTGATTAGCGGGAGTTGCAACAATTTTAACATGATCCCCACTTGTTAAAGAGATAATAAAGTTCTCTAGGTTCAATATTCCAGTCGCAGCATCATATGTGCCCACATTGTCCAACGCGAGTTTACCTGCCGTGTAACTGAACAACTCAAGTACATTAGAACTCAGACGATTACGTAAGTAACATGTCTCACCTTGATATCTGAAGTTCTTTGAGATAACTATGTGTTGAGTGTCATCCGGTGCAGCAATCGACGTAGGATAGTACACTTTGTAGTTGGTTTGACCGGTAACAGGTTTAAATCTGTTTTGCATCTTTATCTCTGCACGAGAAGATAACACGGATGGATCTGTGTCGTCGATCTCTGTCAGTAGATTAGAACGACGGAATGACTGGTCAAAGTCACCAAGGTTCGCATCAAAATGAGTCTGCATAGTTGTCTTGACGTTGTTCTGAACCGAGGATTGATTTAATGCAGTCAAGTTCTGATTGTACTGGAAGAAGGTCTGTACCTCAATGAATGTCTCAATAGGGTCTACAAACTCAAGACTAAAAGTGACCACTGCGAGATCCTTCAAAAGAGAACGAATACCATCCTTAGTTGTCTGTTTTAGAGTCGCATCTTCAGATGAGAATACTAGTGACGTAAATACTGTACCATATTGAGGGGGTACGTTGTCTTCTCCACCCCATGTTTTAACGTCTGTTACGATGTTACCATATTCACGTAGTATCAACGAAGAGTAATCTTCTGCGGTCACTGCACGATTCTGTGCAGCATACTGATAGGGTGCATTCTTACGAATGGACTCCAAGTCTTCTTTTAGTGATCCACCAGATGAGATGGTTGTTGTGGTAATCTGGACTTCTTTCCCATTGATGCCACTGTCTGGTGTGAATGTTCTTGCACCATTTGCCTCTGGCCCTGCGGTGATGTCATAGACGACCTCGATTCTATTCCCAGACTGAGGAGAAAGACCCAAGGTAGTACCGTTAGAAAAAGTAATTTCATACGAACCATTAGGAGTCTCCTTGATCACGAAGATCTTAGATATTGAACTAATATTAGTAGTTGTGTTTAGGTTAGTATATACGTCATATGAAGAAGTCGAAGTGTCATTATACACCCTAACCTCTACAGTGTCAAGGTCTAATCGTGACTCAGGTATAACGTACGAGTCATTCTCTGCAACGGGGCCAGCAATAAAGTTCTTAGTTCTTTCAGTTCCTTCGTATATTGCAACATTGGTGTTTGCATTGACTTGAAAGTAGTATAGACCATTTCCATCATCGGTTCCGGTCAACACGTCACGTGTCTTAAATGTAAACGACTTGTTGTCTACGGTAGTGGTGAACTGAAAACCTTTAGGCATAGAGATAGACGCGGGGCGAGATACGTCAGACGAATAGTCCAGATACATTCTCAGAACCGCAAAGGATGCGTTGCGAGAAGATACCGCGTACCCAAGTGAACTCGCAAGACCGACCAAAGAAGATCTCAACTGTGCAGTGGATATGAAGGACTCGTTCAATGCAAAGTTTGCAAGCAGTGCATTGTAATGCGTGTTGTATGCAAGAACGTCCAGTAAGTTTGAGACACCAGAAGCTTCGAAATTGTAATCAGCAAACTCTTCCTTTTGTGCGAGGAATAACTTGAGATTATTCTTAATTCCGTCGAAGTCTAACTCTGTTGACTTGATTGTTGTTGCCATTTAATTTGTCTCCATAAAACAATTGCGTTGAGTTGTTTTATTCATTGCTTGTTGTGCCCAGTCCAATTCTTGGATTATCCTTTGATACCATGCAGAGTCTATTTCGTTGTTATTCGGATTGTCTCGTTCTACGGCTAACTGTTCCATCCGCATTTCAATATAGTCCGATCTTCGAGATTGTCTTCTTCGCATAGTACCCTCTTATACTTGTTCAACTATTAATACGATTTCACCTTGTGTCAACAACTGTACTTCATCTGGTACAGTCAAGATTGCGCCAGGAATGATACCAAGTTCGTCTGTTCTTAATAACAACCCATCAAACGTAAGCATACGCGAACCAGCTTCAGATAATAAGATCTCATCTGGTGCTGGTGTTGTGGTGACTGGCAGAACAACAGGTAATGCACCGCCACCGTCTGCAATCTTGATACGTAATGTATCTGATACCTGTGAGTTAACTACTCTAAACTCGATAACTACCGATATCTCATTATAATTTGGTGTTGCAACTATCTTTAAATTGGTAATGATCGCACGTGGTTCAAACCGTTTTACTGCGGAACGAATCTGTTGAATCATTTTATCCGCAGTGGTTTCGTCCATCATTTCGAACAGTAGACCACCTAGGTCACCACCATATGCGGGTCTAAAAGGTTTCTCGAATCGATTGGTCAACAACAGATTTTTGAGTGATTGTTTTACTGCGGCAGCATCCGTTTTTCGTAAAACATCTCCATCACCAGACGCATATGTAGGTGCAATCCGAGCATCCAATGTCAAATCAACATCGGAAAACGTACGTTCTCGGGTGACTCTAGGACTCTTATTAGGGTCTTTGTCGTCTGGTGAAAATATCTTTGCCATGTCTCAGTGAAACCTTTTTCTTTTATTTATACTATTATTCAGGTAGTATCTCTAACAACTCGGACTGAGTTTGTAAAGTACCGTTGAATGTGGTGTTTATATCATAACCGAAAGAAACATCGAAATCCTCGCCCACCTTAGGCATAGAAACTAGTATAGTTGTGACCAAATCTCCATTAGGATCAAAGGTATCATACGCAAGTTCTATCTCATCATAATCAAGATAATCTTTCCAAAACACTGCGAGATCATAACTTTTGCGTGGATCACTCTTACCGTTCTTATCAATTAACTGGTAACCGATACCTTGTCCATTTTGTCGCAGTTTGTTGAAACCACTTGGGTATTCACCCTTGTATCCACTTGCGGTAAAGTCCTGATATGGTTCGTATACACCGTCCGATACAATCAATCTATGTTGGGAAAACTCTTCATTAGCAAAGATCATTATCATTGCATTTGCATGAAGGACAAGATTACGTGCAACTTGTGCACGGTCTATGGGGCCACTGAACGAGTCGTTATAAAGTCTATCAAATTGTGTACGAGATCCTAGTGCACCAAGAAACTTAGCGCATGTGATACCCGGCCCTATTTTAGTAGAGGACGTGATCGACTTCCCTGCGGGGTTGTATTTGGGATCAACTAATATTTTCATGTGTTCTCATTCACCTTAAATCTCTTACTTCGGTTGTCGGATGGATTGTTACCAATCAACTCTTGTCCGAATCTTATCGTACCCTTCTTGTTTGCAGATCGACCTATGTTCGTGGGTATATTTACCTTGAACTCACTGTTCAGTTTACCCTCACCTACAAGGAAACTGGTGAACTTACCGTTGTTGAGATGAGACGGATCACGTAACTTGGATCGTATCTCTGATATGGTAGGATCGTGACTAAACAACTCAGAATAGTCATCAGACTTGAGTATCTTCTCTTCCAACTTGTCATCAACACTTACACCCCGAATACCATAACGACTTGTAGATAACTGTAGTTCTACAATCGCGGGGTTGGGTAGAGGTGCAGTAGGTGGAAGAGGAACGTAAGGCATGATGCCAGGTTTTGGTATTCCCGGCAATACAACACATGGTGCTTCCTTCGCTGCCTTGACCGCATTCTTGGCACCTTTCGCAAAGTCTGCGTAGGTTGCTTTAATTGCATAGTCAGAATGGAATGCTTCGGTTGCACGTCCTACCAGCGAACCATAGAAGGTAGACAGATTAGTCAGACCGCCGGGCATACCACCATATGTCTTACCGTAGTAATCCATCATAGGGCCACCAAATGTGCCCTTGTGACCGATCATTGATACTGTACGACCAGTTATGTTTGCGGTAGATGCAGCAGCAACCCACTCATTCACCGCAGTGGTAATCAGATCCTGTCCAGTCAACAATTCAGTGGATGCTTCGGTGAACATATTCAGGTTACCCTTAGTGATTATGTAACGATCACCCAGAGTAGTAGACGTGTTCATTCCTACAACCTGTTCGCCTTTATTTCCTTTGATGGTTGTGTTATCATCTCGATTTACTGTGGTGGTTCGTCGTCCTTTGACGTTAAGTACTTGATCTCCAGCCACATCAACATTATAATCACCGCCAACAGAAACATTAAAATCTCCGTCCACCCGTAAATCAACATTTCCTTTATATACGAGATCACCTTCTCCCTCCACTATGGTTTTCGAATCCCCACCCACAACCTCAATACGTTGTTTGCGAGTAGAAATAACAACACTACCATCTGCACGTAATTCTATACCTGCGCCAGTACGATGTTTTACTAATATACGTTCTCCGCCAGGCGTGTCGTCCATCTCAAAGGAGTGTCCACTAGGAGTTTCAGATACTTGATTGTAAGGAAAGACAGAGGGTTCTTGATCCGGTAGATCTAAGTCAACCCCAAAGTCTCCTCCACCCAATGATAGGTTGTTAACCTTTTCACCAGTTGCAGCTTTGTTGATACTGTTGTCGTAGAAGTAATCCCGTTTAGGATATTCACCACTAGGATCGGAAAACCCATCTTTGGGAATACCTTCTGTGACCTCTTTCGCAATACCCTGTTTGTCTACTCGGGTCTTATACTCATCAGAAAAGTTTGTCATGAGTTAATCTCATCCACTGTGAATGACCCCCTAGTTATCGGTGTTTCGAACTTGGAGTCTTTGTCGAAGTTTGCCTTAACATATGCACGAACATCAAAGCCAGGATCATTAGTCAACGTGTCGATATCAGAGTGACCTACGATCTGACCGCCTGGCCATACATTATAGAATGCACGACAGAAGTGGTCGAATGAGTTAAATTGACTGCGTGTTAATGAAGATGAAGATATGTATTGTGTGAGGTTGATTGTCTCACTTGGTACGTTGATACCACCCACAAAACAGACCGCAATACTACGTTGATTGTGATTAATTGCGTGTTCACCTTCAATGTTAACGGGTCTTCCTCTCTGGATAGATCCGTCTCTGCGGATCATATAGTGATAACCGATACCATTCAACCCCTGATCTACGTGAAGGTTGTTGATCTCTTCACTACCAATGTTCTTGTTTGTGGGTGTCTCTGTCCAATGACAGACCACTTCAGTTATTTCCCTGCGGACATTGCGTAGTTCTGCTTGTAACTCTTCAGTAGAAGATACATAGGGAAACACAGGATCGTTAGAACCATTCTCCCATTCTTTTTCAAAGGAACCAATGATATATGGTTGATCAAAGACTTGGGTACTTACCTCGCCACGTGTGGCATTAGTAATAGTAGTGTCGATGGTTTTCAGGAAGGTTCGAATCGTCGCAGCATCCTTACCAGTTGACTGATTGAGTAGATCAATGCATAGAGACACATCCTGAGAATTGCCCTGAGACAGTTTGATCACACGTGAGTATTCGTTTCTTGGTAACCTAGGAGCAAATGCCTTTAGACGTTTGTTTATATCAGTTAGAGTATCTATAGACAGTGAGCTTATTATACCAGTTTCTCCACCATTGGCAAGTCTTGATTGCACTAAACTATTCTTCTGATCTACCTGTGCTTGATACCTATTACGCAAGGATTGTTGATTCTGTGCGGACGAAATGATTTCAGCACCAGACGAAGTTACACTTCCAGATAATGTTTTGAAATCGTTTGCACCTCCAGTAAGGTTCTGTTTGATCTCTTGTGCGGAAGTGATTACATTTGATAAAGAAGAAAGTGGATCTGTCTTGACGTTCTTGATTGCAGACGAAAACTCACTGTCACCGGTAGGTCGACTCGAAGTGAATGTCGCGGTAGTGAACTCACCAAACGTGGGCGAGGCTGAGTCATTGTCCATCGAACTAGGTAGAGTTACCGATAGGTTATGGTCTGTTACACTACCGACCAAAGTGGTTAACTCATCTGTCACACTAGTCACCGCATCTGTCGCAAGTGAATTGATTGTCGTAGAGGTGAATGCACCAATTTTACCAGTGAGGTCTGTACCTGCATCCAATAAACCAGCGGGTGTCGCATCCATTACCTTCTTGGTCAACTCACCCGCAAGATCACTAGGGTCAGGTAAACCTTTACCCAGTCCTGTGATTGCCTGTAGGATTGCTGCAACTGTACCCGAAACACCCCCTGTAACGTCCAGAGAGGACGTGTCAGGTATCGCAATGCCATCTGAGTCTAGGATAAAGGATATCTCAACCTTTGCGGCAAATGCACCAGAGATCTTACTTGCAACCGCATTGACCGCATCGGTCTTGAGGTTCTCAATACTCGCAGAACCTGCATCTAATAAACCCTCAGTAGTAACACCCTTGAGTTGTTCTGCGGTGTTCTGAAACTTGTCAACCTTTGCAGTAATTGATTTTACGCCACCATTTACCTCATTGACAAACGCACCTGCTTGAGATACTTTTGCATTGACCTGTGCATCTGCCGCAGTTTGTGCAGCCTTGGTCAGTGTAGTTTTATCAAAGGACTTGGAACTCTTGTTAACCAGATCCTTTAGTTTTTGTTTATCTGTCATTCAAACACCTCATCGTATGCAGTCTGTGCAAGTATCTCTGTGTTGTTTGTTGTGATAACATAATTCTTATTCACGATTTCGCTCGCGGTCTCAATGTCTGTGGTATTTAATAGTTTACGGTTGACAGAACTATATCTATTCCTCAACTCAAACAACACATACGATAACTGAATAGAGAATAATCTCCAGTCAGAGGTGGGTTGAAACTGTTGTGAGAATGCGAGAAGTCCGTTAAAACGACTACCAATCCTATCAGAACGTTCCCAAGAAACTATGCCTATTCGGGGATCTTCGTTCTGGTGGAAGGTAAGGAACCTAGACACACCCTGTAGTGCACCAGTAATGGCAGCAGAGTGAATTAGATTATATCCATTGTCAAGGAAAAACTTCATGGACTGCTGTCTTCGTAACTGAATCGACACCTCTGCAACATCATCTAGTGCGAGGGGTTCTTGGACAGAGTTCTGTAGACGTGTATTAGTCTCTGTTACTCCAGTCTTACCTAACTGAACGTTGGTAGGAAACTCTAGTCTAGGAAGAGAACCTATGATCAACGGTATCTGCGAAGACTTACCATCAAGGAAACAACCAAAGACAAAAGACCCTGCAAGAAGTTGTGGTATACGACCATAACCCGATACACCACCTTCGGTAGTAGGGATAAGAACCTGCGCCCAAGGTAGATCCTTTTCGGGTATCTCACCTGTACTTGGATTGTGCACACCGTTGATCCTTACCTTTACACGACCTTCTAGTCCACTGGGTGGATGTGCATTGATAACTGTGCCGAAGAACCATCGATGGTCATCTCCGTAGAACTCTTGTTGTATGGGTCTTAGTATATTCATAGGGCAAAGTTACTCGGTATGTCACCCAGTTTGACCATTCTTGCACTGACTGTGTGTGACTCATCTAACATGTTATGTGCGGTATTCATCAACAGATAGTCTCCGGATCTTTTTGAATCAATACTATTGGTAGGATCTTTTGTATCAGAAGCACTGTTGGGATTTAGAAATATAACTCGTAGTCTTGCCCCTGGCGATACCTTACCTTCAATGAATAGGGCACCGTCCATTTCAATGTCGATCATATTCTTTTTAAGTATCTGTCGTATAACTTTGTTCTTGACTTTTAGTCTAGACTCATATAGAGTAGTACCATCAATAAGTTGTGACTCATCATGGTAACTTTTGAACTGATTGAATGTGTTCGATGATGTGACTTGGTGTATTGCAATCGCATCATATTCATCTGAAGGTTTACCTTGGATAACCAAAGATGGGTCGTAGATGTTCTGACTCGTGGACTCACTAATCAACTCGTTGGTATAGAAGTCTTGTATAATTTCTCGTACAGATATGTGTGTATCAAATCTCTGACCTGTGTGTGCGTCCAAAGTAGAGTATAACGAACCAATCGCACCTTCTTCATACAACGCAAGTGCATCCTCTGCGTTAGTCTCCTCGAAGTGGTTGATCTGGTAATAGATCTTCTTGAACTCTTGTTCTCCCTCTGCGCTAGACATCGCGTCGGTGTACCGTAGTGGTAGACTCTCGTTGATCACGTCAGTACGCAACAACTCATCCAGAGACATAAACGCAAGTTCGTTATTGTAGAGATCCGCAGAGATGTAAACAGGTGATCCTGTGCGTGTCGTCATGCGGTTCTTTAACCACTGGATAGACTCTAGGGGACTCATATATGGGATAACAAACTTTCTCTGTCCCTGTGCACTACCCTCGAACTTACTTGTTTTGATAACATCTTTACCTAGATCGCGTGAAGAGATATCAATGATCGCATCTTCTAATGTTCCTTCGTAGGATCTACTGATACATTTCATCGCATTGACGTAGACATGTTCCTCCACCAAATCAATCGATAGTATCTCTGCACGTTCGTTTGTCTTTTGTACATCATTGATCTTGGAGAAGAAGAAGGTCTTATTGATCTGAGATGACTGTGGGTCGTTACCATCTGCAACGACTATATTGATTCTTTCTGTACCAGTCGTAGACAACTCCGATCGGAAACCAAAGTCATCCAACATAACGATACGAGCATCCACAAACTCTTTGTGTAAACTCTCAAAGAAACTGAGTTCAACGATATTTGAACGCACATCAATGACCGTATTCTCTGCACCAGAAGAGAGAATGACATCCGCATTTATGATAGTGAATCGAGATTTATTCATTAGTCGTTGGCCAAGAGTCTCTTCAACTCACCAGACAACTGTCCCACTAGATTCGACTTGATTATTTTAATCCTCTTTGATTCATCGTTTTCATTGACCAACCATGTGAGATTGGTGACCGGTACTACTCCGTCCAGATTATCAAAGAATCTATCTTTCAGTTCTGCGGAATCGTTTTCATAATGATGTGTACCTTCGTACTCATAGACTGTGTTGGTCAAACTTGTACCCAACTGAAGAGGATCAGAACTGTCTGGTCTCAGATACGACAACGTGACTGAACCGGTGGGATCGGAATCTGCGGAGACAACAATCTCTCCTAGATCTAGATTCTTACGTATGACCTTACCTCTCTTAGTGCCAACTAGTATGTCAGTTCCTGTCTGATACAAATCAGAAAACAATGAAGCACTATCCGCAGTCGATAAGGAGATTTTACACGTGTAGTATTTGAAGAAATCATTCTTTGCACTAGACATGATTTGTGACTGCGACATCGGCCATCCAGTCTCTCGTAACCTTTCGTTCATAAGATAGAACGTCCAATCGTAGTCACTCTTACCATAAAGACGATGAGACAGTGTGTCGGGTCTTTCTCCATCACGGATCTCTAACTCAATGTACGCGTTTGCATCATCACTGTAGGTGTCAATCAGATCAGAATAGTTTGAAATGTTTTGAAACTGAACTGGATCGTTTTCGTCGCCAAACAGATATGCAATCTTAGGAACATTCTCAAAATAACTAGACATTAGAATCCTCCTTTAGAGACTTTGCCTTTATGCATTGCAGAGATCTCTCGGAACTGCAACATCACTTGAACCTCAACAAACTCATTACCATTGTACATACCACTCGAAGTACCGTTGAATGTAGTGTCCACATTCTCTAGGTAACACCTTTGAATATTGAAGCCGGGATTAGAACCATCACGGTTTTTAATATCTATCTGAAACACATTAGGGAACTCATATGCGAATGGTGCACCACCATCTACGATTGTAATCGCTTCAGGATATACTTCTGAACGGAAGAACTTTAAGATATTCTTGATCTCTCGTGACTCATCTGCATCTCGTGCAATCATCGTGAACCCAAATCCAAAACTACGCATCTTAACTCGTTCGAATAATGTTCTCTCATTAGGTGCGGTCGCAACTCGTGTTGCCGCCTGTGCGATTGCACCCGTCGCGGCAGATGCGTTACCACCTGCAACACCACCAAGTAATGCACCTGCACTTGCACCACCCCCAAGTTTTCCCAATCCCGCACCAACTAAAGCAGATGTCGCGGTGGGTAATGCCTTGCCCATTGCATTGATAGCGAGAGACTTCGCGGCACCAGTCAACCTTCCGTCATCGGACGATGCACTGCCTAGATCCCCTGTGGCACCCAGTATACCAACATCTACAACATTGTATGTTACACCGTCACTATACTTCAGTCCACGTGAAAGAGGAAACATCACCGAACCCATCGAGGTTCCTTCAGTGACATTCTCGTAGGATTTTAACATAGTTGAGATGGTACCCGCATCTTCCACATCTTTTTCCTTGTAGGATGATTTTGCATCAGATAACTTTTTCTGTGCTTGAGACTTAATCTCAGCAACCTTCTTTTTTGCGGCATCCATATGTTTCTTTCGAGCATTTGTCTTTACTTCACCACTCAGATCAAAGAAAGGTTCGATCTTAAATGCGGTAAAAGTAATCCGACCCGGCGCAGTATCTAAACCCCCGTTGAGTGGGTATCTAAAATCACGTGATTGATCTCTAACCTCTCGTGAAGGATCTTCAGCAACCTGTTCATCCGGCGAACTGTGTGATGCTAAGACGATTTCTTCGTCTCTTTGTAGATTGAGATTCCGTGAATCTTGTTCCATGTTTAGTATACCCTAAATAAGTTTTATAACATTTGTCTGTCTATTTATAGGAAAAATATGGCGTATAAAGGAAAGTTTAGACCAAAAAATACTAAGAAGTATGAGGGTGATCCTACAACTATTATTTATCGTAGTCTGTGGGAAAGACAGTGTTTCCGCTGGTGTGATGAAAACAAAGATATAAAGTCGTGGTCAAGTGAAGAAGTCGTGATTCCATACCTATATGAGGTAGACAGAAAGTATCACCGATATTTTATGGATCTCAAGATCGTCTACAATACGGGTAAGACTGTATTGGTGGAAGTCAAACCAGATGCACAGACACGTCCTCCTACAGGACAAAAACGTACTAAACGATATATCACCGAAGGATACACCTACGTCAAGAACATCAATAAGTGGGAAGCGGCAAAAGAATATGCGGCAGACAGAGGGTGGTCTTTTGAGATATGGACAGAGAAGACTCTCAGTAAGATGGGTATATTACCTAAGTCAACAAAACCTTTGAAACCATTAAAACCCTTCAAGAAAAAGACTAAATAGATCTATGAATCACTTAACGGAAATCAAGGAATCATACTTTCACCATCTGAAGTTTGCATGGACGGTTGCGTTCGTGTTGATTGTTCATGGGTTGTTACCTAACCTCTGGACAACTAAAGCGTCAGACATGATGGAAGAGTGGGAGAAGAAACATCAGTAATCTATTTAAGACAGTAGAACTTGAAGCGTTCCGAGCGGGGATAACACCTCGTACGCGAGAGTCTCGTGCGTGGTTCCGCAAGAAAGTGCAGAATATGGGTGTAAATAGGCGCGGTTTAATGCGAGAAGACCCAGTAGAACAACGTGCAAAGAGTGCGGCAGGATCAATGTACATGTTTTTCTATGATCCTAAACACCGTGCAACTCTACCCTACTATGATTCGTTCCCCTTGATAATCGCGGTTGGCCCTGCGCCTGGCGGGTTCTATGGGTTAAACCTACACTATCTACCCATACCGTTACGTGCTAAGTTCCTAGATGAACTCGTGGGTATTACAAACAACAGTAGGTATGATGAGTCGACTAAGTTTGATATGTCATACCAATACCTGAAGTCTACTTCCAGTATGAAGTACTTCAAACCATGTTACAAACATTACCTTACTAAACAGGTAGAAGGTAAACTCGCATACATTCCACCACCCGAATGGGAAATTGCAACGTTCTTACCTGCCGCGCAATGGCAGAAAGGTGGTAGAAGTCAAGCATACGCAGACGCAAGGAAAATGATCTAATGAGAATCCCTAACGTAGATGATTTGAAGTCTAAAATCACCGCTGGTAAAGGATACGCAAATCCTAGTCTATATTATATTCAGTTACCTGCTCGTAACCTGAACGGTGAGCAGAAACAGTCCATCGAGTATTTTGTTCGCAACATAACGTTACCCTCACGAAACATACTGACAGTAGAAAGAAACATCGGAGTGGATCAGACTAAAGTACCCTATGGATATTCAAACGGTGCGGTCTCTATGACCTTTCGTGTACTCAATGATCAGTTGACACGACAGTATATCGAAGACTGGCAACAAACAATTGTGTCTAGATATGATGATACTGTAGAAGGACATCTCTCGGTCGCATACCCTAAGATGTACATGAGAGACATCAAGATCTCACAGTTGGATCGTGGTATCGCTTTCGCGGGTATCAACTCTAACAAGAGTGTGGGTCTTGGCCCAATCAACGTTAACGTGGGTCTAGACGTGGATATACGCCAATCTGGACGTGAGGTTTACCGGTGGGTACTCAAGGATGCATATCCTATTTCATTCACTCAGGAACAACTCAGTGATGACCGGAAGGGTGTTACAAGTGAAATCACCGTAGAGTTCGCATACAGGTATTGGACAGGTGAGGCAGTAAACGGTAATCGATCGAGTAGTATTGATACTAATGTCAACGTCACTTCAGACGCGGCACAGAAGGCAGGAAAAGTAGTTAACGACACATTTGATAAACTTGGAAAGAAGATATCAGATTTATTATTTTAATATTGGAGCTTTATAATGGCACTACCTAAGTTAAACGAAACACCCAAGTACAGTTTGACCGTCCCTTCGACCGGACAGGAATTGAGATACAGACCGTACCTTGTGAAAGAAGAGAAGATCCTTCTCATGGCATCATCGTCAGAGGATCCCAAACAGATTATGAATGCGGTGCATGATACGATCGCTGCATGTGTTGAGGGAATTGACGTACGCAATCTGACAACGTTTGATCTGGAGTATATCTTTATCCAGTTGAGATCGAAGTCGACAGGGGAGACAAGTGAAATACTAGTCAAGTGTCCCCATTGTGAGAGTCAACAAAAGGTGACGATACCTTTGAATGAAATTGAGGTCACTGAGACGACTGCAAACCCAGTAATTAAGATATCAGATACTGTGACTGTGGTGATGAAGTATCCTAGTTATCAGGATGTACCACAGACCGGCGGAGAAGAAGATGTAGGTTTCTCATTGATTGCATCAAGTATCAAGGAAGTGATCAGTGGAGACGAAAAGATAGATGTTCAAGACGAACCGATCGAGAGTGTGATGGCATTCCTAGAGTCCATGACCAAAGATCAGTTCCAATTGATCACGAAGTTTTTTGAAGATGCACCAGCAGTGAAGTACAATCTAGAGTTAATATGTCAGAAATGTACTACTGCCTCTGACATTGAAATAAAAGGACTCCAAAGTTTTTTTTGATATGCCTCGCGCATGAAGAGCTTTCCAATTATTTTAAAGTAAACTTTTTGTTGCAGAGGCATCATAATTACACATTGACAGAACTAGATATGATGATACCGTGGGAGAAAGAGGTTCATACCATTCTCCTACTTCAAGCACTGGAAGAAGAAAAAGAAGCTAAAGAGAAGGCAAAACATGGCAATAACACTGGATGACGTAGTACTGGCAAACATGGAAACCAACGAAACGTTGGGGATGTTGGTTGATAAGACCAACATTCTGATCGAGATGGAAGGTGACAGTTTCGCTGGACTCGAACTACTCAACGAACAGTTTGAAGATTTCCTTGGTCTTGTGCGTAAAGAGTACGGCCTTGCGGCAGAAGCACGTCGAGAGGAAAATGGTCTCAAACCACCAGTACAGGATGAAGAATCACCTGTAAAGAAACCAGAAAAAGAAGAGTTGCCTTCCTTCTTTGGTGATGTACCGATACTGACTATTGGTGCGGGTCTGGTTGGGTTCGCTGCTAATTTTGTTAAAGGGTTTGCTTTACAGACAGAAAAATTGATCAACCGAAACATCTTTAATCCCATAAGAAGTATGTTCACCTTCATCGGTGATAAGTTCAAGTCATTAGGTAACTTTTTTAAAAAGACATTTGATATGGTAAAAGGTTTCTTCAGACTAGACATCGCAGATGATGTCGCTAAGTTCGTGGAACCTTTCAAACCCTTTCTTGATAAGGCAAAGGAGTTTGGTAAGTCATTAGCAAACAATCCTCTAGTCAGAGGTCTGAAGTCCGTTGGCAAATTACTAGGTCGATTTGCGGCACCCCTTGTAGCAATCTATGAGTTGTTCACAAACATCACTGAGGAGTTTGCAAAGTCATCTGGTGGATTCCTTGCCGGTCTTGGCGCACTCACTCGGGGGATCTTTAAGGCAGTGGTAGACTTCTTCGCAATCTTCTTAGACATACCCAAAGACATTATTAGTTGGTTTGCGGGTTTAGTTGGACTCGAAAAAGTAGAAAACTTCTTAGACTCCTTTACCTTTGCAGGCGTCTTTGATTATATTATAGACCTTATCGGAGATGTGGTTAGTTTGATCTCTGGTTTCTTTGGCGTCGATGGTTTAGAGATATCAGATGCGGGGCAACAAGTTGCAAGTGTCACTAAGTCATTTCTCCCAAAAATGATACCTCCAGACTTCTTGGAGTTTGAGGTGCCTTCAGTGGAAGTGTTTGGTAAGACTTTCGGTGGGGGTTCGATTAACCTAAATCCAATTCCTGATGAATGGTATGCCGCGGCGGGAATAGATGCACCAGAGGGTTCTTCTTCTATAACATCTAATGATACAACGACAAACAATGTGTCGACTGTAGAAGGTACTGAGGTAATAGGTGGGGATGCATTATCTTCTGAAAACATTGAGGTGTTGCGTCAAAGGTTTAATGCGGAGTCGTTACAGGCAATTAATGAAGAGAATCAGATCACGAATGCGATCAATACAGAGAGTGTTACCAATGTGGGAAGTTCACAGGGCGCACCAGTAATAATACAGGATAACTCTGTGAACTCCACAAGTGAATCAAACGTCAATCAAAGTGTCCAGAGCCAAAGATCAATGCGATCTCCGACTCTGAACAATGGGACACGTGCGAGTGCATATGCGTCCTAGTCTTCGTTCGCGAGTTTGGCAAAGAATGACATCGTGTCTTCGTCGCCTTCAGATACCTCAGGCGTTGGAGCACTACTCGATTTCATTGGCGCTGGCTCAAGGCTTTCATCCAGTGCTACCTGCTGAGTGGTTGGTATCGCCCTTGGCGCCTCACCAAGAACCATCTGAAGACGAGACTTCAACTCATCATAAGTCTTGTAAGAAGCAGGATCAGTAAACTCGTTTAGATCGTGCAACTTATTGTAGACACCTTCCAACACTTCGTCATCTTCTGACAATGCGGTGGGTGATGCGAACTCAGACTTATCGTAGTTACGATATCCCTCGACGTTACGAATCTTCAACTTGAACGATGCACCTTCCCAGAAGTCGAACGGATTAACCGGTTCTTCATCTTGGAATTGTGGTTGCATCATGTCCATGACCTTATCAAAGATCTTCTTACCAAAAGTAAAAAGGAATACTTTACCTTCATTCTCAGGGTTAGATGGATCAGACTCGACTATGATGTTGGAAACATAGTGTAGACGACGTTTACGTTCGCGAACGATCGCACGGTTGTCGTCAGACTCTGTCGCCCATAACTCGCTGTTCATTTCTGATACAGGATCTTGTTGACCAATAGAAGTCAAAGATCGTTCGATGTACCACTGACCAGTTGGCCCTTTAAAACCATGATCCCAATATCGTACGAATGGAACGTCTCCATCCTTGCCAGGCAGGAAGCGAACTACAGCATAACCATTACCTGCTTTATCAACAGTAGGTTTCCACTGACGTTCGTCAATATAAGATTTCTTGTCTTTGGTTTCGGGGGTGGCAGCGGCAACTAAATCAGAGATGTTGTTGCGGTTACGTTTAAGGTTTGCAAATGACATATGTTTTTTCCTTGTATGAACAATGTATAGTTTCTAGTTTATTTGTCGTCACAGTATACGTGACAATGTATATAGTATCAAAACTAATCCGGTTTGGCAAGTGGTTGCCAGACAGAATCAGCAGTGAATACATATGACCCTAAGAACTCTTGATCCCAACGTTCAGGTTCAATCAAACTTAGAATCACCTTACCGTCAATACGGTAAAGATGGTACTCCACTCCTACCCGAGGTGTGAAGTTATAGGATGCAGTATACACTAATTCGTTCAAATTGGCAAGCTCTACCAATTTTCTATATTCTGCATTCAATAGATCTATTTTGTTTTCAAAGTAATTACGTGCGAGAGACCCGCGTTGAGATAAGAACAAATCATTGTCCGGTAACTCAATCGCGGGCATATTTGAACTAGTACCATAAGGTAACAGTGCGTTCTTAGAAGAGGTCAAGTTTCTCCCAAGGCAAGAAGTCCTTACCGAAATGACCATAGTTGGTTGCTTGAGTAAGATCTATTTTAAACAAATTAAACCTATCAATTATTCCACGCGGTGTTAAATCTACATGGTCTTTTATCAAGTCTACCAAATCTTCTCGGATCTTTCCGTCTGCATATACGTATAGACTGGTTGGTTCTTTAACACCAATCGCATAACTCAGTTGTACTGTACAGTTATCCACGTCTTTGGAATGTACAATGTTTTTTGCAAGGTAACGTGCCATGTATGCACCTGACCTATCTACCTTAGTAGGATCTTTACCTGAGAATGCACCACCACCGTGAGGACAATATCCACCATAGGTGTCAACAATGATCTTACGACCGGTAACACCCGCATCACCATCAGGCCCACCAATGACAAACTTACCGGTAGGATTGATCAGGTACTCTGTGTCTTCATCTGCCCAGAACGATAAGATTCGTTCCATGACTCCCCGAACAACACCCCGTGTTTCATCGATGTCCTGATCTTCTCTATGTTGAACACTACAGACAACCTTGTTGACACGTATGGGTCTACCAACGGAATCATAATCCACAGACACCTGCGCCTTCGCATCAGGGCCATATGGCAGGTACTTCAGGACACCAATCAAAATATCGTGACTGAGATTGATTGCGAGAGGCATATAGTCCGGTGTTTCTTTAGTTGCATAACCAAACATAAGACCCTGATCACCCGCACCAAAATTATCGGTACCTAGTGCGATGTCCGGTGACTGACCGTGCAGCCTGTTGATGATCTCTAAGTTTTTCCAATGAAAACCATCCTGTTCGTAACCGATCTCTTTAACAGTATCCCTAACAATCTGTGCGATCTGATCTTCGTTGAACTTATCACTTTTGTACTCACCCGATAACACTACCAAATTGGTGGTGACCATAGTCTCGATTGCTGCACGGTTGTTCTCATTATAATTAATAAGATGGTTTGCAACGGCATCCGATATCGCATCTGCGACTTTGTCTGGATGTCCCGCGCTAACACTCTCACTAGTAAACGTATACATGTTTTTTTCTCGTCAGTCTATGGGTAATACCGAATCGTCCTGTTGGATGTACCGGAGACGTTTTGCATCTGCCTCCAGTTTACCCTTGATGACCGGACTGATATACTTCTTGCAGTCTTCAGGTTCGATTGTGTATTTCTCACATAGGTAAATTATTGAGTCAAGGTAATTCATATCCAGTCTTATAACCACTTCTTCGATCATGGTTTGAAAACGTTTCTTGGTCATTACCACATCTTTTAATTCGGGTTCGACGACCTCAGTCATCAATCCCTTCACCTTTCCATACTCTGCATAAATCAGGGTAATATACTCCTACAGTTCGTTTGGCAAAGCCATCCTTATCATAAGCAAGGGCGACACATATTGGGGTAATTCTTTTGTCACGGTTTAATCCGTAACAGTCATCTTGCCAACATCCAGTCCGAAGATAAGATTGCATGTTAGAAATATACATTTTAGACACAGCGTCAGTATACTTCCCATCTTTCCATGCAGCAATCCATACTTTAACTTTATCCGGATGCAGTTTGTGATCATCGTCTAGATCTTGAAGACTAGGGTGGATTGGTGGTTCACGATGCATGTTTGCACGGGTTTGTTCCGCACGATCATACATAGGAATTAGAATCCTACGCAAAGACTCAACGTATGAATCTGGCATAAACCCCAGACGTATTGCTTTCCATCCTTGTTTAGCAACAGATACTATGTATATGTCTGGTAACGCACGAATATCTACACCGAATCCAGAGTGATCACGGATCCACTTCTTCATAGAATGCAACCATTCCTTCTCGGATACTTCACCGTGAACAAACGCCTCACAATCTTTGAAGGCAGCGATCTGTTCTTCTTCGGTCTTCGCCTTCTTTAGGGTGTCCCATTTTGGGACTGGTATCAACGTCTTGATTTGACGACGCGGAAGTGGTTTTTTCTTCTTTCTTGCTTTGGTATTAAAACCGGTAATCTTCAGTGTAGACATTAATCTAGTTCTCCATTCTCATTTATACCGCACCAATTACAATGTTGACCTTTGGCAATGGATATCGATGTCCTATCCATCGGACAATCATGCGTCCAAAAGTCTTTCTTACCAAAGATCCTATCCCAGTTGTCAGCAACTTGCTGATCATCAACCGAGGATGGTCTCTGTTTGTCTCCTTTCCCATTCATACTTAATCCACCATTCAGGTTTAGGACGATTTGTCCACTTTGCGAATGCGTATTTATCTTCCCAGTAAAACTGTCTATACGAGGCAAGTGAATCACCTTCGACGATACAGTGAGGGAACTGCGCCATTGCAGGAGTAGGTTGGGTGAACCGTTTCTCCGCATTGATTGCCAGTGGTGGAATCAACAACGTGTACTCCAGTTTAAGTTGGGTCAGATGTTTACGACCATACCGGTGAGTATACTCGTGGCACAATGCAACCCACATCTCATACAACCACCCATAGTTTGCCGCAGACTGACGTACCCATCTTGCTGAGGGATGATTGAGGTGACACGCCTTGTACAGACTCTCTTGCATGTCAGGGTCGGGGTGAAAGAACCGACGGATACGATGACCCTTGGTAGTACGACCTTCCCACTCGGTACCGTCGATAATACGATGTGCTGTAGACATCAACTGAGCGTACTCGACGATCATTTTTACGACGTGTTTGTCGCAGTGTTGTTCAGCACATCGGATTGGATCCGGATCTAGATAAAAGATGTTCACTTGAGTTTAGACTCCAAATATTCACCACCGTTTTCATCTACCCATGTCGCAACATTGTAGATCCCAGTTATGATATAGTACACCAAATCCCACAAAAAGGCAATAGGATATACCACACCATATACAAAAAACTTTTTACTGGACATTATCATCCCCCAGTTTTTTAAGTTGAACTCCGCTTTTCTGAAGAAAGTCTTTACCTTTTCCCCTACTTGCATTGTATTCAATATCATAGTAAACCGTCTCTATTCCTGATTGATATAACAATTTGGCACACTCAATACACGGCAAGTGTGTCGTAAACATGGTTGCACCTTCACCCGACTCGGTTGACTTCGCAAGTTTGGTGATTGCATTAGCTTCCGCATGAAGCACTTCTGGTTTAGATTTATAGTGACCGTAGATGTCTTTGTCTTCTTCATGGACTTTGAAGGTAACGCCATCATTAGCAACCCACTCCTCACATTCATTAGACCACCCAGAAGGCATACCATTGTACCCAATACTTATGATGCGATCATCTTTGACAATGACCGCACCCACTTGTGCTTTATTTGCAGTGCTCAGTTTTGCAGTGGAGTGAGCAATCTCCATAAAAAACTTGGTAAACTTATCCTTCATGAATGAACTCCAAATCCGCGACGGGATAAACATACTCGATCTTGTGAATAAAAGAACGACAGAGAACCCGATCAGGGTTGGTTTGTTCGATAACCTGATACACCGCTCGGTACTCAAAACCAAGCGGGGAAGGGCCATAGACAAAGTCGCCAGCGTTAAACTTTATCATGCGACATTCAGATCCGGATGGTAAGCATACTGTTCATCACCGTAGATCGAGTTGAAAAGGACATCGACATCTTGGGCAGACAAAGTGTTGTCGCAGATGATCATGTCAGTGTCACCCTCCATCTGGAGAAACTCTAGACGTGTCGTGAAGACATCACGAGTACGGTTGTAGAAGTAAGTGAAAGTTTGGTCAGTCTCGTTGCGCTTAAAGATCATGTTTTTATTGAACATAAGGTATTCCTATCGAAGGTGAAACTCAAGGTTAGGGTTGTTCCAGAACTCTGAAACGTCTGCGTAGAGAACGACACACTGGTCGTGCTGATAGTACTTACGCAGGTTATAAACGAAGTTGGAAAGAGTGGAACACCACTCTTGGGAAATCTCATTCCCATAGTTCCACCGCATGTAGGCGGACTTGATGTAGGACATGGGTAACGGGGTTGGTAACTCTTTATTCATAATTAACTCTCTCATCTCAATAGGGTACTATTATAACATTGTTTTGATAACAAAGTCAACAACTAAAACTGACTAATTTCAAAGAATCGGTCACGCCGCCTTAGCCGCCTCCAACTCCGCGACGAACTCACGATACGGAAGAACCGTGCCATCCATCTTCTCGATGACCGTAGTCATCTCAGACTGGACACCCAAGGACTGCTCCCACGTGCATATACGACCCTTACAAGTGGCCGAGTACTCGATGACGGTGGACTGAACACACGAGAACTTATCGTCCTCGACAAAATCCATGTACACCGGAGATTCCCAGTGTTCACAGAAGTCCGACACCTTGAAGTCACACTCATCCACGAGACTCTCGCCAATGATATACTCCTCAGCATAATCAGAACTATGGCGGATACAACGAGCCACTGACTCGTAGAACGACTCGGTTTGCGCCTGTTCGAGGTTCACCTCGACGACGTAGGTGTTACCACCCTTGGACTTCCAGTACTGCGGGCACTCGCCCGTACCGTCCCAATCATGGGCACCATAGTTTTCGCGGAACTGTGTGTGAACTACATATTTCATATTAGACTATCCTCTCAATACCAAAACCATTACGCAGACTGCGTGGGGGTTGACGTTTCTTTCTTGGTTTCCAACCCAAATATTCCATCGCTTGCATTGGTGAAGTTTCTTCAACCAACTCGATATAATCTTCGACAGCGACTTTCTTTACTAGGAAGTTAACCCACGACTTCCAAGGTTTAGACCCGTACTTAAATCGCGCAATGAAAAGTGGTTGGGGTTTACCATGCCAAGATGGGTGACAATCAGGTCTTGCGACCTCCATGTTCACAGACTTACTGTGACGACCACGGTACATCAAGTACATACCGTCCCAAACAAACTGTTCTTTATCAAATCGTGTTTTCATAACTTAATCTCTCATCTCAATAGGGTACTATTATCTCATGTTTTGAGAACAAAAGCAACACTTTTCTTAGACCGTTTTGTTATAATGAACATTCTTTTTATGAATATTAGTCTTGACGGTAGAAGATATGGGATCCGATAGTCCCTACTTGTTGTAGGGATGGAGCCCAATATGGATTGACATAGGTCGTGTGATAATGGGTGGCACCCTCTGTGATACCACGGAACTTACCTACGTGTAACATTCTATAAGCAATATACACAGATTCTTCCCATGCATCTGTATCGGTTGCGTCATCGTTCTTGCCATCACAATACCAACTGAACTGACAACGATTTCTTTTGGGTATAAGAACGTCCGGATCTTTCCAAGAGGGTTTAGTCTCTGCCTGATATACGACTGAACAGACATCACTTGGATATCTGTCGTCCCGTACCCGATTCATAACTACATCGGCAACTGCATATTTGCCCGCTAGGTTTTCTGACCTTGATTCATGATAAACATTCATCGCTAAACAATGCAGATCTTTTGATCGATATTCCAAAGAGTTGTCCATCACAAGACCATCATCAAACGTACTTGCATTAGCATACATGACAATCGTCACTAAAGTTATACAAGCGAGGAGAGTTCTATACATAGTTACGCCTCTTTATCAATATCCCACTGGACAACTGGTTTACCACGCATGTAAGACATCAAAGACTCGCGACGTTTGAAGTCTGACAACCATGCAGCGTTAGTTCTTTCTGCATCCAAGAACACCCCATTGGTGATTACAGTAGGTACAATGATTAACATGTGTACTACGATACTTACCGGAATGCTGTAACCTAACCAACCTAGGTAATAGATTGCAATCAGACCAAAGAAAGCACTCCACATGACAAACAACACCACCATGAGGTACGACTGTAAGACCGGTTCGTTAATGAACCTTAAAGGGTTGAAACGAACGTCCATGACTGAACGCCACGAATCCACCACAAAACTTAAAAACTTAATCACCTAACACCTCCTAAAACAAAGACAATTGAACAGGAGCGAAAGGGTCTGGAGTAATAAGTGCCATCCCCTCCTCCTCTTCTACGTAATTCGAGACTTCTTCTACCGCATCTACATAATCTATGCGTTCACAAAGTTTACCAACTATACGTTCTTGGTTCTCTATAGACGCGTCGTTGGACAGATCTTCGAGTTGATCTAAACACCACTCGCCCATTTCACCTCGGGCATACCAAGGGGTTCCTGTTGTTCTCATACTACCTCCATTACAATTCCAATTCTTTTTTCACGGTTGACCTCAATAGTCACCGTATCACCAACGCGTCGACGTTCGCCTTCGGCATCCAGAAACACGTGGGACTTTATTACCCGCTTACCATAGTAGCGGTACTCAATCTTATACTCATTCCAGCACCAGACCGGAAGTTTGAAAAAACTCAAGCTGCATTCTCCTTTCCATAAACATGATCTACTTCAAAACCGCACATCGCGACTTTATATTTTACATTACCTAAAAGCATCTGGTCACCCATCGAGGTAGACCGGAGACCGTACGTTACACCTTCATGGACTGGTAGTTCTGCCATGACGGTCACATCTTCGGAATAATCCGGATTAGGTTCAAAGTCATTACGACTCCAAGAACCACCAAGGTTCTGAGTACGATGGTATGCATACTCAAGGGCTTCATCACCCTTGCGATTACCAACTTCAACAAAGGCAACAACTCGGGGCGAATCTTCAAACGCGGTGTGGATAACTGATACAGTATTCATTAGATTTCTCCTTTAATTAACTGAGACTCACGCAACTCGGCAACGATGTCACGAACATACTCGCGATCGATGGAGTCACCTTCATAGGGGGTTGCACCTTTCATTTGTGAACGTGCAATACGGATTTCGGTCGCGAGTTTTACCTCGTCGTACATGTATCCGTAGTCATAGATACCACCGTGACCGTAGAACGACAGAACATATTCGATAAACGAATTGGTGTAGTAACTGATATCATACGGTAAGGTGGACATTAGTTCGCTGTCAGAAGCGCAGATTATTGGTTTGGAAGTTGCAGTAGCAGTCATATATTCTCTCTCTCATCATCAAATTACATAGTAATTATCTCATGTTTTGAGAACAAAAGCAACACTTTTTTTAGGTATTTTTAGATATTTTTAGACTGTTTTGATCTCAATGATGGTACTTCTTATAACATCTTCGTATATACCATCCTCGGTTAGGACGACAATTCTGTCGGAAGTGTTTTTGTTGAGGTGATCTGGCATAGTCCCTTCTATCTCTAAAACCATGTCAGTCTTCCAATGTTTGTAAGTTACTTTAACCATTAATAGGGGAACTGTTTGTTTGTTTTGAAGTCTTTTAGGTAGTCTTCGGGGAAACCTAGGTTCAACATGACATTGAAACTGTGGGGGTTTTGCAACTGGTTGAAACAGTACTTCTCTCGTGCATTACAGAACTCGTACATCTCTGCGTCGTCCATGACCGCGTGGGAAGGGATCTGAGTTGCCTTATCAAACCAACGTTCGAGGTTCTCTGAACCAAGGGCACACAACTCCAGACACTCATTGGTATCTTTGATGTTACCTGCAGCAATCATATTCTCAGAAAAGATCTCTTTTGCCCAGTCCGGAAGTGGTCTTGTCCTCGCCACTTCTTTACGTTCCATTTTCATGTCATTAAATCCCGTAGGAGACAGATCATGGAAACATCCTGTGACTTTCTTCTTAGAACAAACCACATCGAACCCGTAGATAGGCATCGGAGTCTGTGACTTGGAGTATGCATTGACGTGCATCATCCACATCCCATGAGAATCTCTCTTATCTACAACACTGACGTGACCCATATCTAGTACACGACTAGAGAAAAACCAGTTGTAGTGACCATACTCTTCTCGATGGTCTGTGTTCGGACTGTCACAATAGTAAATGAAATTGCGAATCAATTCATCCTTGAGACTTATAAAATTATTCCACATCATCCTACCCCGAGTTTTTTAAACTAACATAAAAAGTGATGGCACCAAAGATCATTGGGCACATCATGACAGAAAGGATGCCTACTAAAAGACCAAAGTGTTCAATCATTCTACCTCCTCCAGTTCCTTCAACATATCTCTATGATATAGAAACCCGTTGTAAACCTGATCCCAGTCGATCTTTAGTTTACGTATAGATTTTATTGCATTGGTAGTATCTGAGAAGTTCCACATCAACTCCATATCAGGGTTCCTCTCAGATATGATTTGACCACCCATCAACATTGCCATGTAGTTTAGATAGACATGTGAGTACCACTTGTCCTTATCATCCTCCACTCCCACAATGTAGTTGATATATCTTGCGGTCGCACGACACATCAAGTCTCCATCGATTTTCCCACCAAGAGCAATAACACAGTCCGAGATTTTATCACATCGTGGCAGAGACGGGTGAGGTAACTTTCGGAAGATGTTGTGTTCCATCGCTTGGAAAATAAACCATTGGTTCACCATGTATGCAATAGATTGTGTGTCGGTCAACTCACCTTTAAAGAGTGAGAGGGAGAACGGCATCTTCTCTACTTCGTCGTGCACTTCTTTTATCTTCTCGTTCATAGTAACTATCTATTGTCTCTTGGAGTTTAGGATACCAATCATCACGGTGTTCGACAAAGACTTGTGCGTCTCCTTCATCAACGGCAATGATGGTAACTAACTGAGTAATCGGCATACCAGTACGTTCTTCCCACATGATTGCATATGCAGTCTCTTGTTGAAAATACTGTTTGATGTGCGCCTTCTGTTTAGTCTTACGTGAAGTCTTGAAGTCGATGATAGAAAGTTTGCCATCGAACTCTGCAACACAATCCACACGACCTGCGACTTTGAGATGATCAGAGTACAGAGGTGCTTCTTGTAAGTAGACTTTACCGATACGAGTATCTAGTATATCCTTAACTTTGAGAAAGTCTGCATGGATATTGGGCATGTAACCCTTGGTGTATTTAGGATCGTTGTCGATGTATTTCTCGATCAACTCGTGGACGACAGTACCACGTTGAGATGCACGGAAGGAGATCTTATCTGCCTCCTCATCACCCACACGTTTACGCCACATTGCGATACCCTTCTCAGAGAGTATAGACAACACAGTAGTAATCGATGGGTAGTTACCACCCTGTGGTAGGACGTAACGTCTACCGTCCTCACTCATAGTAGTGTCGAGGTCTTTGTACCCCAGATCTACATCAACGTGTTCAAACATTCTTGGTTCTCTTTTCATAGTAAGTGGCCATTATACAGGGTTAGGGAGACATTGTCAAGGGTGTTTTTAGACTGATTTTGCATAAACATATAACTAAAAATTATAAGAAGAAATCGTCTTGGTCTATGGTAGTCTTGTGTCTATACCCCAGACCCTGTAGATATTTTGTCTGTTCATTTCTATCGCCTTGCGAAGATCGTTCGATCTGTAGTAGGGGTTTACAACGTTTTAACGTATCAGTCATACCATACAGAGGTTGCATGATGTACCCTTCTGTATCCATCTTGATGAAGGAAACGTCCTCAAACTCATACGAATCAATAGTTTTCGTATTGATAATGATTTGTTGAGTCTCATCAAACTGTTCTTTTCTACTAGGATTTTTCCATCTAGATTCGATCAGTGTCTTGGTCTGGTGGTTCTCGATTACGTTACTGCCAGGATTCACCTTATTAACCCAAATGGTCGCAGTGCCTTCAATGTCACTAATACCTACATTGTGAATCTCTATTTGATCATTGTCCTTTGTGTTCTCTTCTAGACACTCAAACAATGCGGGGACTGGTTCAAACGAGACAACCCTTTTGAATTGACTTGCGAACTTGAGAGCAGAACCACCAACGTGACCACCAAAGTCCAGAACAAGTCCACGTTTATTAGTGAGTTTAAGTATCGTCTCCCACTGGTTACGTTCTGCTGGGCCGGGGAAGTAGAGGTTCTTCCACAATCTCGCGGTCGTCTTTTGGTAATCAGGAAAAGCATAACCTTCTGTGTTAAAGATCATTTTGACATGTCCGAAGGATCAGCTCGTTCCTGTAGTTTACTCATCTTACCCTTGTATACCTCTACACGAACATTGTCAGGTTTAGGTATCTTCAAGTGATCGTGATTGTGGTGCAGAACAAACTCAGTGTTGGGGAACTCTTTAAACAGATTCATCCACACGGGTCTCCAATTACCCAACAAACGGTAGTTGTTGTTGTCACTGCGATCACTTTGTAATATTAGATCGGTATAACTACGCATGTTAAAGTCTAATATTGTATCGAATCCGTACATGTGGATCTGATCTGCTTTGTGACGTTTCGCTGCGTAGTGGACTGCCATGTGTCCACAGTTGAAGTTGGTTGCATTACCTGCATACTTCGGTACTTCAGTGTAGAACTCTTTTACACGATGTGCATACTTGAGGTAGAACGTACTTCTCTCGTACATCCAGATTCTAGGTCTAGTACCCAATACCCATTCATATTGGTCTAGTGCAAGTTCACCCTTGGTGAGTGCCTGCATCATCTTAAAGTCAACCATACAAGTTGCATAGACCTCTGAAGGATCCATTTCAAAGGGGGGCATGTTACACAGAATCTTCATTCCATGTCGAGGTTTTTCCTTGAAGTATTGTGCTTTATCACCGTTACCTATTACATGACAAACTTTCATTTCCAATATTCCTCAATCCAACTTTGCGGTTCATATGTTTGCATCGGTGTCGTAACCGATTCGTTCTGTGCCTGTATCACACTAGGTCTACCGTGGAAACAAATGATCGATGTGTCATCTAATTTGTCAGGGTATACCTCGTACTTATATGACTTTACTTTGTTAGGATACAAGTGTTGAAGTAGGTCACGTTTCTTTATAACGGAGTTTAACCATTCCCCATCGCCCCGAAATCTTTTGAGAACATCATCACCGGTAAAGAAGAACTCTGCACGTAACCAATCCATCGCACCAGATCTCCATGCCATTACACCAGACTGCATAACACCCTTGAGGTGTTGTTGATGTGCGTTTGCCACACCAAGATCTTCAATACCCATAAAGGTACCATTATAGTCCATCAACCAGTCTATCGATGACGTGATGATTGTGTCAAGATCTAGGTAGACAATACGACCACCGATCTTACCATCAAATAGTTGAATCTTGTTCCACCACCCTGTCATGCCGGGATCTAGGATATTAGTCTCAACTCCATCAATTTTACGGTCAGACAAACACACAAACTTATGTGGTCGAGTGGTGTTCCTCTCTACCGCACGTTTAAGTTTATGTACATACTCTTCGGAGAACTTGTCTCCCCACAACACACAACATACTGTAATCATAATAATTTATAGTCCTTATTGTAACCATGTTTCGCAGAACATCCACCCTCATTTTGGATGGTACTGAAACTGTCTTGGGCAGCGACAGGCCATGGATAGTATTCTTCCAACCAAGGGAACCATGCGGTTGTCAAGAACACGTCAGTAGGTGATGCGTGAGTCTTTGCGTGGTCAACGAGTGCCTTTGCACCCTTGGGGTTGATACGATATGCATGTGCGCCTGGAAAGTACTTCTTACTTGTCAACGGGTTTGTACCTAGTGTCGTAGGAGTTTTGTACTTCCCATAACTAGGTTGACCCAAAGAGATGCAACCTTGGTAATTGATGAACTCGGGTAAGTTACCGACACGAACTGCGTCATGTTCGAATATCTGAATCTCTTCGTTTTTGGCAATACAGTGTTTCCAGAGAGAGTAGTGAGACAGAAACGCAGAGACACATCGGTCACGTCTAGAGATAAACTCTTCCTTGTCCATGTGTGAGAACCACCCCAGAGACATATTTTCTTTCTTTGCGATCTGCATAGGATCATCTTCGGGAGTAACACCTGCGTACATTTCAACATTGTATTCTGGCATAGACGCAATACATCGTTTCGCAGCTTCTACCGACTCCGGTATATTCATGACTGTAATCACATACGACTTCATAACATCATCTCTTTAATAATTCTCAAATCACGATTGCTTACACATCGTGTAATAGTAGAGGAACCATCATAACACCGATACTTAACCTTCTTGTTTTCTAACAGAACTTGATACCATCCGAACTCTGCTGCAAGTAACTCCTTATCATTATGTAGTCTCTCCACTAACGGTGAATCCCATACGTCTGCATGGTGTATAATGATACCACCGTCATAAACCATATAGGTATGACGACTATTATCATGGTCTCTATAGTTGTTAAACATCTTTCGTTTACCTTTAGTGGTACCGAAGTTCATGAAAGACATAACACTGCGTTTATTATAACACAACTTTGCATAATATTCAAATGATTCTGTAGGAGAAATAATGGAATCGTATCTGGCGCGTACTATCACGTCGTAGTTTTTCCCATATTTTTTCATCATGAGGTTGTGATTGAGGATCTGTTTGGTCTGATGAATATGACGTTCGGTGTTATCGAACTTTAGTTTCTTCTGCCAGTTCCAAGTATTACGCATCGCGGGGTTGTCATCATATGGATGGTAATTGATGTCATACTCTTCGATCACCTCTACCGTGGTGCCCCAACTTTCGATCAACTCTCTTCTGGTACCCCAGTCTTCTTTCCATATGGCAAGGTAAAGATCTGCGGTAGGAAACGCATCCTTGAGTAGATCAATCGAGAGTGTAAGTACATCGTCATCCAACCGTAGTTGTCCACCGATGATGATCGCAGTCTTCATGTTGTCGTAGTTGAAACGGTTCCCTGAACCCGTGTACAGTAGTCCCGAATACATCCAAGACGACTCGGAAGAAGTTGACGACACATGATCGCATCATTTGGCCATGCGCCAAACTCTCGAACTAACTCCAACATTCTACGTGCAAGAGAGGGTTCGATGTAGTACGCAGAGTGGCCGGGCAATCCCTGCGGTACCGTGTCTTGATCAATAGAAGGTACGGGTAGGACATAACCTTGTTGATTCTGTAGGATTGAATGATACATTGAACTGCGTCGAGTTGCACCTCGGGGATCATTAAGGGATATACACTGGAATCTTGACTCATCCAACAACTTTAGATTTACCTTCTCCGTGAAGATTGCATCATCTTCGAGAATGATAATAGGTGTGTCGGTGTCTACACAAAGTTTCCAAAGTTTGTAATGAGACAAGAAACATGCAATACGTTTCTTGGGTTCTTCGGTCTTATAGGGGTGTTTGTATAGACCAGACCTCAGACACAATTTTGATTCATCCCACGGGTAGTTCCATGTTATGTCTTCTAGAATCATTTCGTTGTCAACACGTTCTGGAGTGATCGCATCAAACGTTTCGATATTAAACTCATTCTTTACCAAACGACTAGACATTATTAATTTGGATGCCGCATCTGTCGACTCTTTATTGTCAGTCAGAACGATGACGAATGATTTTACTTTTGCCATGTGTTTTCTCTCGCATTTGACTTACCGAATTGATAACCTTTCTGAGGAAGTCCTAAGAAATCTACCAACTTGTCGGGGGTGTCGCCACTGGTAATACTCATCTCTAGAAAGTTCTTAGAGTCTTTGAAGTGTTCTCGAACATCATCATTGTGTCGTTTGTACGCATCATGGTACTTGTTACGATCCCACTGTGGTGCACCATAAACATCTGTACGCAACTCAAGAACAGGACTCGCATACTTCCTATCTCTCTTACGTAGAAAATAAGGTTCTACAGCATCAATCCAGTTCTCTCTAGTTAAATGCACAAACTTAGATTCGGGTCTCAACTTGTGTAGATACTTATAGAGTGGTATCACTGGAATATCTGAAGCACCGTCACCAACGCCCAACATTAGTTGATCGTATGTTGGGTAATGTATAACGTTCTTTCCATAACGTTTCAGAAAGTCAGAGAACGTAGTAGTACCTGTCCGAGAGAGACCCGTACAATATATTTTAATCATACTATCGATGTTCCATTATTCATTGTAGGCCAGTCAGACTTGGGTTTGTTTGCAATCGTGTGATGCCATGCATTTGACTGATTGTCTGCACCACGCATCTGTATATGTACCATCTTAGTATCTCTTGTTCGAGGATCAACTGCGGTACGTACAAACGAATTACCATTGTCATATGGACACCATGTTATATATCTGTTCCATTCGTTATCCAGTTCTACAAAGTCGATGTCCATAGAACACGCCATTGCGTGTAGATATCCTTGGTCTGTACCATACACCTTACCACGACAGGAAGGATCTCCCTCAACCATCTCAACGTACGGTAGGAAGGGTTCAAACTGTTCACGACACTTACGCAACCCTGCGTTGGAGTATAACACGACACCAGAGTTGTATACCTTGGGTCGACCATCCATATCCATAGGCACCTGACAACCATACTTCTCGGTAACAAGACGTGACCATGTCAACTCAGTAACCTTGTTGCACTGTTTCTTTAGTTTGGGATCCCATCGATATTTGGTCTGGAGTGGTTCTGTCGCCATCGCGAGTTCACCAGTAAACGTTTCGAAAATGTTTTCATTACAGTTATCCAAAGGGAAGATATCTGTATCCGCAAACATTACATTATCATACTCAAGAAACGCATCATCGAAGACTGGTTTGAAACACCCGTAGTATGGTGTCACTCTACCTAGTCCAAACTTCTTGCCAAAGTTCGCGTTTAGATCGAATATGTAATCTGCACCAATCCTCTCTGCATATGCCTTCATGCAGTCCGAACCGTATTGTGCAGATGGTCGGACGTTCCCGTCCCAGTATTGATAGATTAGATTTTTACTCACCGTAATGTCTCCGGTACCATTGGACAAAGTTAGTTACTCCTTCTTCGATCGAGGTCTCAGGTTTATACCCAATACTCTGTAATTTAGTTGTGTCTGACGCAGTCGTCTTGGCATCTGCGGGGTGTTTAGGGCCATATTCAATGATTGCCTTCTTACCCAAAGTATCTTGAATTGCATCCACAAACCGTTGCAACTCTACCACCTCTCCACGACCGATAGAATACATGTCGCGGGGTGTCATATTGTCGACCACACATCCTATACCCTGTACGATATCATCAACATATGTGAAGTCTCGTTGCATATCACCGTTGTTGAATAGAGTAATGGGTTTACCTGCAAGAATGTTCTTAGTGAAGTCAAACAGTGCCATATCAGGACGACCCCAAGGGCCATATACCGTGAAGAATCGTAGACCAACCGCATTGGGTATCTTAGAGATGTGGAACTGTGACTCGGTGATTGCCTTGGTATAACCATAGGGGTTGATCTGAGGATATAGATATTCAGGTTCTCCCCAAGGCAGTTCGTTACCGTGCATAACACAAGACGTAGACGCATAGATGACGTTCTGTATGTCATTTGCCTCACATGCAGTGATAAGGTTTAGGGTTCCAAGACAGTTGACATCGATGTATTGATCTGCATGATCCATAGAGTAACGTACACCTGCCATCGCAGCAAGGTGTATCACCATGTCAGGTTTGGTAGTACTGATATAATCCATCAATCGAAGTCGATCGCGAAGATCCAGAAAACTGAACTCAATACCTTCTTCCTGTAGACATGCCACACGCTCTTTTTTCAGAAGAGGTTCGTAGTAGTTATTAAGGTTATCGAAACCCATTACTTCATGACCTAGTTCATTCAACCTAAGTGCAGTATGCATTCCGATGAAACCGGCGATGCCGGTGATCACAATCTTCATTCAATTATTCCTTTTTGTACTAACTTTCTGTAGTTAAGTATCTTATCCTGTTTAGGGGATGGTCTCCCCGGCGTGTTCTTCATTTTACGGCGAATATGGATTATATATCCTTCATCTACGTTTTCCTCAAACGAGGATCTGTTCCACTTGTCATCATCTAGGTACAGTGAAGGATCTTCCTTTAGATCTGCACGTACTGCGAGACGATGCATGATACCCTCATCTTCGTAGTTGTTATGAAACTGTTTAATCTCATGTTCGTGTATCTGTTCACGGAGTTTGATTCTGATATCTTTCTCCAGTCGATAGATTGAACCACCCCAGTATGGATATCGTTCATCCCCTAACAGAGGGAAACGATTGCATAACTTCTTACGCAACGATGGTTGAATGCCAAAGTGTCTACCAACACCAGTATCATCTGTAAAGATGTTCTTGGTCAAACCTTTACGTGTGAACATGTCAATGTCCATCATGACCACAATATCATAGTCATCCCACTTAGGTGACAACATACACATCTTCTGACAAGGCGCACTCAGTCCACTACGAAAGACATCACCGGTGACCAACTCATAGTCTGCACCACAGAACTCTGCATATGCTTTGATAGACTTCTGTGACTTCTTCTCTAACTCACCCATTGGGCCAGTCCAGTGTTGTAGTATTATATTTCTCATATCTTTCCCTTCAGGAAGTATTCAAGATCTTCTGGTGTACCCAGACCCCACATACCATTTGCGGTGTGAGTGCGTATCTCTTTACAGTCTGCGATTGCTTCATTGAACACAGGACACACATAGAACTCACCATTGACTCTTATGTCCTTTTCGATCATCTGTTCTGCATACTTTACAAAATCAGATCCGTGTTTCCAGTAGTAGTATCCCACCGTGGCATTGTCACTGATAGGGTTCTTCTCTGCAACCTCAGTCACAAAGTTATTTTCATCTATCTTCGCAAACGACCACTTGGGGTGTGTTGCTTTGAATGTTACTATACCACCATCTGCACCAGTCTCTTGCATCTCATACATGAACTGTGTAGGATTCCAGTCGACCCATTGGTCACTGTTTGCAAAGAACAAAGGGGAATCATTGTCTATGTAATCCTTAGCGAGTAAGGCAGTACATGCGGCACCTTGTGTCATCTCATCTACTTCTACTATTATACAGTTTGGAGCGATCAATGGCAACATGTTTTCGAGATGAAAACGTTCACGATGTTCTCTCTGTACAACAAAGATAAAGTTTGCGTCCAGTCCTAAGTTCTCTACCACTACCTGTATCATGGGTTTACCATTGACATCGATCAGGGGTTTAGGAAAAGTGTACCCTGCTTGCTTAAAGCGAGAACCTGCACCCGCCATAGGTATTAAAACGTTGAGTTTTTCATCTTTCCATTTGTTATTCATAGGGTTCGCCAATCTCTGTAGTTTAGGTAGTATGTTTTCTTTGGTCACTTCGGTAGGGTTTGCAACACGTATGCAAGATGCACCAGATCTCTTTGCCGCCAACAATCCAGGCGGGGAGTCTTCGATAATAACAGTCTCTTCGGGCAGAAATCCGTACATGGACATTGCTGTCCAATACATTTCGGGGTGTGGTTTGGAGTTTTTAACGTGATTGTTTGACAGGACAATTTTGCAGTATTCTAACAAACCTGTCTTCTCTAACGCAGAGTATACAGTTGGTTTTATTGAGTTAGAACACACACCGATCGTGTATCCTAGTTCAACAAGTTCTTGCATAAGTTCTATTGCAGAGTGGTTTACAGGTACACTGCCCAGTTCTTTTACTGTAATTTCCTGTTTATTTCGGAATATATCTTCGTGTAACTCGGAAGGTAAACCCTTTAGTTCGGTTAGTAATTCTAACTTCTCTAAGGTCTTTCTGCCATCATATATGTTTCGATGTTCTTCGGGGGTGATCGCATAGTCTTCACCGAGCGCACAGTTTAACGCTCTGTAGTGAATGTCTTTTGCGTCAATTAACACCCCGTCTAGATCGAAAAGGATTAGTTTTGTATTCATAAGTGTAATCTATAATCATCACGTCACTGTTATATAGATGCATTATATCCCGCAAGCTTCGCGAATCTCTACATCGCCGCCAACATATACCCAGTTCGCACCATCGTCATCATGAGTAAACAACTGTGGTGTCAACCGCATATTAGATATCTTTGCACGGGCATGTTCGTTGCCCGGCGCGATCTCATGTTGACCAATATAGCCGGGGTCTTGAGATTCCGCAATCATCATCAGATCTTGTTGTTTTTCAAGAGTTAGATTTTCAAGATCAACCACTTCAATCGAGTCTTCTGATCCCGCAAGAAGATAGTTTTCTATCGATTCTTGTGCCCCGTTGCAGTATATACAATGCCCTTCACCAACACGTACTAAGTAATAGTTCATTATAGGTAATAACTCCTTATTGCTAAACCGGAATAAACTCCCTCACTACAATAGATTGTAGGTAGATTGAGGTCGACACAGTAATATCCAGCTTGGTTAAACACTTCTTCCCATTCATCTCGTGTCATTCTGATTCGATGAGTGGGGTCTTTTCTAGAACACTCCAAAACATAATCTTCTCCCTCTTCTGCACAGATAGGCATTCGGAACACTATGGTTTCGGTCTCTAAAGTATTGAGTAAGTCTAAGACCTGATCCATGTTCATATGTTCCAATACATCTAATGCAAAGGTAAGACCATATTCTTTATCGGGGTCGATAGAGTTGCTTACGTCCAGTCCCTTTTCCCTGCACTGACTTAACGCCCATTCACTGATATCAACACCACTTACATCTTCGTAACCTTCGTTTTCCATTGCTTCGATCACGAAACCGACTGCACAACCAAAGTCCAATACAGGGCCTTTGTTGAGTCCAATCTTCTTCAACAGATCATTGATGTCTGCTGCGAGTCTTTTGTAACGATCTCCTCGTTGAAGGAAATCAATGTAGTTCACTGTACTGTAATATGCTTCACCAAAATCTGAATCATTCATCATGCAAAGTTCCTATCATCTTCACTCATTTGTTGTGCAACGGTATGAAGAAGTTTGTTGTTGTTAAAATAAAAACAGTTGGGACATGCTTCCTTCCAACCACCATCACCTGCGCCTCTTATGTTGTATGGGACACCTGTTTTTGCATATTGTATATTACAAGTATTCCATATTTCTAACACATTGTCAATAGATCCAAGAGAAAAATCTAGGTCATATGTACGTTTCTCTAGTACGTGACTTGTGCACACATACACCTGATAGTCTCCTCCTTCAGGGTGTGGCGCAATGTAAGGACGTGTGAGACCCACATAACAACCATTATCATATGGTGTTGCGTTATCCCAGATATCCTTGATAAAGAACTTGTTGTCAACGTCAATCTGTTTCACAACCTCTTTCCACTGGTTCTGTACCTCTACCTGTGCACCATCAATCAGAGCATTACCCGCAAGACGACAGAACTTGATCTCTGGATTTAGTTCAATTAACTTTGCGATCTTTTTGATTGACTCTACGGTTGTACCCGCATATGGTTTGTTCGTACGCGACAACTCATCTGGTATACCACCAGTACCATCATATATGATATAGGATAGACCGATCTTATCTTTTGGAAACGAACCAAAGTCGTAATCTTCGGGTTGACACTTCTCATCTAATTTGATTAGACTAACACGGATCCACTTGAGATGGGGATAAACTTCTGGTCTGAGGTGACGTTCTAGTTTCTCGGTGTTGGTAATGATACCTACGTCAAATCCATACTTAGATGCAAGTAGGACTACGTCGTTGATGTTTTTCTTTGATACCTTGTCACGGTACAACATAGGATTACCACCACCGGTAATCTCAATTGCCTTTGCACCTAACTTAGAGAAGTCTTCAAATAACTTTTCGATCTTTTCGAATGGTATGTAACTCTTTAATGGTCGTGCAGCCACCGAACAGAACGGACAATCACTGTCACACATTTCACACAAACATAGTTGTACGTTGATCGGTTTGAACGTATCTTCGTATTGGATAGAATAGAGCACATCCGTATGTTGGAGATACTTGTCTCCCCACGTGGCGTACTTCTGTGTCTTCTCTTCGTAACTCTGACTCATATCAGTTCCATAAGTTTATCGACATCTTCTCCTTTATTCGGTAACAAATCTTTTAAAAAGAAATGTACAAAATGACATGTCGAGATGTCTTCATTCGCGGTAAATAACCCGTTCCACTTTTGGTTCATATGTTTAGTAGGAACCTTATATTTCTTCAAGAAATAATTAAGTAATGTCTGGTCTGTAGACCACTTCCATGGCCCTTTACCATTAACAAAGTCCATAAACTCATATCGTTGGATGAACTCAGCCGGTGTTTGGTTATTTAGGTAGGGACGAAACAGAGATGAGTTGATCAGGATCATACCCATGTTGAAAAACTCGAACCCACGTTCATTTGGTTTAAAGTCTATGTTGTTACACTGCAATGTAGAGTATTGCATATGACTATAATTCTTGATTTTATCGACATATCTTTGTGATATGTTCATGCCGCGTTCACATACTGCACCGAACGCATGGTCTGTACCAAAGTCATCAAAGATGTTAGGTGTGTAATCGCGAATAAAAATGTCTGCATCAATGATCGCGATCTGATCAAACTCATTCATAAAACTAAACGCGTTTTCTTTCTCGTAGATGGGCAAGAACCCACCGTGTTTTTTCCACGAGTCTTCGGATCTGTTACTCTGAAAGGGATCTGGACGAATGTTTACTATGGGTGTAGTTTGAACCATATGAGTAAACCCGTATTTCTTACAGTACTCTGCAACACTGTTTATACAATGTTTGTACAATTTCGAGTTCTTCGCTTTGCCTAGACAAACTTGATATACTAGTCTCTTCACTTTTTCATATGCTCTATAGTTGTGCCAATGGATCTATTCTGTACTTGATAGACATGGTCTGTTTCAAATACACCGTTCTTACCACAGTACCCGTGTATAGTACCGTCCGAGTTCCATGTGATGTTACTTATACCCTTCACATCATTCACCATTTTTGTTGCAATTTCTGGTGTTAGATAGTATGCAAGACCCGGCAGATGACGTTTAGCTTTACCCGTATGACCTAAACAAACCATATCGTTTTGTTGCCATATACGTTCAGGTATAGGTTTTACCAATAGTGCATCATGTTCTAAGATTAATATTGGTTTCTTTCTTGCCTTTGCCCACAGTTCTACATGACTATACCAGACTGCTTTCTCTGTCGGTGTGAACTCTATTGTATCACGTTTCTTTCCGAAGGTCAAGTATCCTTTTTCGTCCATTGTTTCAGGTGTAATCGCCTCGAAATACTTGACATTATACCCATCCCAAGACTCCTCAACTCTACCCCGATAGTACATCGATTGGGGAGATGAGGACATCTGGATCATCCAGACATCAGGTTTCATTTTGATAGTCACGAAGATTAAACTCAGTACCATGCATCTTCATGAGATCTCTCTCGTGATTTGTGTAGACCAAAACTTCTGGATCGTCTATGAGAAAATCACATGACTTACAAAAATCTGGATAATCGCCAGAAGTGTGTTGATCCCGTAGTTTAGAATATGCCTCTCCATAGAAGATGGATTTGATGTCGGTGTCTTCGGTGTGTCCTAGGACTGCTTCTTCATCTCTTCCAAGGACTTGACAACACGGATGTACAGCACCTTTCTTATTGTCAATACCACCCGCACGAATAACGACATCGGGACTAAAAGGTCTTCCGCAAGTTTTCACCGATCCTTTACGCACACCAGTATCAGAGATGTCAGTGACACCTGACCAGTTGTGCATCTTCCAGATTTCTGTTTTGACATCGAGTTCTTCGACTATGCGTTTGTAGTGTTCTAACTCAAAGTCTATGTTGTCGTTGTCTGTGATTAGATGATAGGTAGACACAACACAATCTGAGTTAGTCTCTTTGACATAATCCCGCATTGCTTTCACTTTGGCCCATGTGTTATCAAAGTTACCCGCGATACGGTTATACATCCACTTGTCATATGCGTCAACATCATATCCAATCCAAGAGAATCGATAGAAGTCTAACCCCGCATCTACGCAGTCCCGCATGAACTTCCCTTCCATACGATAACCATTCGAGAAGATAAACGCCTTCGCACCATACTTTTTGACAATCTTGATATACTCGGGTAGATTACGATTGAGTGTTGCTTCACCTGAACCATCGAGATTGACAACACGTAGACCATACTGTGCACAGTCTGCTACATTGTCCTCGAACTCTTGGAGCGACATCTTCTTGAGAAAACCTTTATGTCGTCCGCCTGTACGTACGTCTTGAGGACACATAGAACAGGAGTAGTTACAACCACCATTCACTTCTATAACTGCCCGATCGATTTTAAAAGTCATCTATTTTATCCATTAGTTGTTTCTTATAACGTCTTGCACGACCCTCTAGATGTTTCTCGTTCTGGGGTAATCTATATAGGTAATCCCAGAAGCAGTCTTTGGGGTCATGTGGTTTACTAAAGTGAACACCCTGTGGTGAATGTACCTTTGCGATACCGCTATCACCTAATGAGATAACAGGTTTACAAAAGTTACGTGCAATATACTGCCACATCCCATCATAGAAGATGCAGAACTTAGAAGTACTTATATGGTATATTGCCTCACGTACGGGTGTACGATAGGACAACTCAACGAGTTCATATCCTTTGAGTTCAAGAAACATGATAATTCTTTCCCACTCTTTCACCGAGAAACTCATCTTCCATTTCTTACCACCAGAAGGTATCTCTCGATTGAAGGTAGGTCTCCAGAACACTACTTTGTTTTGAGAACGTTGGAATAACTCTTTACGGAATAACCAGTGATGAAAGGTGAGTACCTTTTGTTGATTTCTTTGGTGACCGAAACCCCGCCACCTCAGTTTCCTTATCTCCATGTCTGTTGAGTTGAAGATATGGTTAACAGTAACGTTGTGTGCGTTGTGGTACATCCCTTCAAGAATGTTAGAACGTTCGATGATGGTTTCTGGGTCTTCATAATGGTAGACATAGTCCTCATCATGCTCCCAGAAAACATTCATCTTAATTGGATGGTCGTACATCTTAGACAACGAATGTGCTGCATTCAGACCATACAATATGTCACCGACACCAATTGTACCGCGCCAGTCTATCTCGTAATCATCATTAACTCTTATAGGTTGACCCGAGATAGGTTCACGAGGCACTTCGTTCATACTATTTCACTCTTGCAGTTCCATCATCCCAATTCTCTTTATCCACACGTTTTGGTTTTTCGTGTTTTACCGCAACGTTTAAGTTTTGGTATTGGTTCTTGTGACGATCTTTCTTTTTGTTTCTAGGATCAAAACGGCTGTACTTCGCCATGGTGAAAACTCAACTCTCTTCTAAAACTACCATTAACCGTTCAGCTCTGTTAGTGACCTGACGGTGCCATAAACTGTCCCTACCTTCCACACCTGCACGAACCCAATCCCCTTCAGCAATCGCAGAGTTGAAGTTCTTGAACTTACTGAGACGGGTGCGTCCCATATTGAACATCATATTAACAAGTACACCCTGTACTCTGTCTGGTAGTGAATCAAACTCGCCCTGTCCGTATAGAGCATGACATTCGTTGATCGCTGTATCGAGGTCGTTATCGAAACACTCTGCGACTCTTTCTTCACTGACTGGGGTTCCTGTGGGTTGTCCATGTTCGGGATCTGATTCGAGGACGAGATGCCCGACACCAAAGGTTGGATAGCCGAGATGGTCGTTATAGATGACATATTCTACTCCTTCGTCAACTTTTAGGGTTTCAAACACTTCTTGCCTATTCACTTTAATCTCCTTGGTAAATTGATTGTAACATGTCTTCAAACTCTTCTACTTTTGCGAGTCTGTTTGGCCAGAGAATGTATTCTTTCTCCGGATTCTTTTTGAGGTTGTTTAACAGTGGTGTCACTGCATTGAACAACTTATCCAAACGTTCTTGTGTATCGGATCCTAACTCACGTTCGGTGGTGACGACTTCTAGTTCGTCTTCTGTTACCGCAGTAAATCCGAAATCAAATATATCGGACATTACATTTCTCCTTTAATTGGTTCATGCGATTCCCATGTGTTCCTTAGTCATTATATAGTCTCTCACTAGACCACTACGAACTATATCCTCCCAACAGAAGTTGATTGTTTCAAAGTGTTTCATCTGTTCCAATATCTCTAGGAACGTACTGATACCCTTCTTGTCTCTATCTGTCTTGAAGTCTGACTGTCTGCCATCACCACAAAAGATAACTTTGCAGTTGTTCCCTATACGTGTAATCACAGAATCTAGTTCATGAAAGTTTAAGTTTTGCATCTCATCAACTAACACAATCGTGTCGTCAAATGTTATGCCCCTTATGTACGAAGTTGATTCGAACTCTATGTATTTATTATGAACTAACTTCTCATATGCGCGATCATCCTCAAAAAGATCTGCCGTGACTGCACGATAAGGGCCTGTGAATGCCTGTAGTTTCTCTTCAATTGTGCCTGGCAAAAACCCCACCTCTCTGGTGGGTACTGCTGATCGAATTATATGTAACGTTTCATATGGAGTACCCTTATCAAGGATCTCAACCAATGCAAAATACATTGCAAGAAATGTCTTACCCGTACCCGCAGTACCTACCAACGCAAGATTATTACCCGACTTGTATGCTTCGAATGCCTCTTGTTGTCTTTGTGTTACTGGTTCAATGGTACGTAGTTGTTCCATGCGTATGTTCATGGATTCAGAATGTTGTTTTTTCAAAGTCCGATGAGTCCCCATCCGTGGTTTGCGATTGCGTTAAGAATGATAAACCAACATGTTGCCATATGAGTCAACCACCAAACTGTTCGTATTACTGCGACACTATCTGCCTGTTTATCGGTAGATCCGACCTTCTCTCCAAGAGACTTGGCCCAGATCCTCCACATTTTTTTTCCCATTACCATCCTCGAATGATATTATACATTATTAGATACGCACACAGAAGATTAGACAATACAATGAATGTCCTTATGTATGATATTAGGTTTTCGTTGGTTGGGTCGTACCCATCTTCTTCATCAAACGATCCTAAAGCATGCTTCCAGATTTTCCAAAACTTAGTCATGGATAGTGTTCTTGACGTACCTGCTTTGGTTCGATTTGATTTGTTTGAGTTTGTCCTTCCAGTCACTACTGGTCTTACTGAGTACAGATCCTACTCCAGTAACCATTTGCGGTGCGGAATTGATTTGATTAGTCCATTCTCCGGACTCGACCATCTCGGTCATTTTTGATATGGAGATAATCATTTCAGTGACTTCTCCAGTTTTGATGTGTTTCATATCGTATGTTGGCATAATATCGTTGTCCAGTACGTAAAACGGGCCTCCAATAAAGAGGCCCGTGTTAGATACGGATCACCCCCTTAGTCGAGATTCAGCGTGTTGAATTGCAGTCTCTAAAAACGTTTGACGTTTAGCGACTTTGTACGCAATGTCTGCTTTCCCCTTTTTGTTTAGTTTATGAATGTAATGTCCCAACTCTCGCGAGTCTTTCCTAAGTCTTTCTAGTTGATTTGAGTTTCCAACCATACTCTCTCCTTCAGCTTAATTAGTGGGGGGTCTATTCATGAATAAGTTCTGGAAATGCCTCCTGTACCAGTTTTTTAGTGATGCCTTTCATAGGCGGTTTCTTGTTTATCATAGTAACGATCAATTCTGCATCACGAGGATGTATCGTCTCAACCATATCAAGGAACAATTTTTCTCTTTTGACACTCGGCAAACGTTCGGACTCACGCAACCCCTTCACAAAATACTTGAAGTTCATGTGTTGTTTCAACAAGGTTGTGGGGGGACTTTCGTCAGATG